CGGTTGGCATTATGTAGGTTTTTGTACTGCCTTCTTTTGTCTGCAATTTTGTTGGGTGTAGCACAAGGAATAAATGGCTTTGTGTCTTCTTTACAAACTCATCTATAAGCATATGATATTCATTGGTATAAAGGTTTACATCACTTTGTGCCACGCCATCGTTTTTAATCTTGTTGAACGGATCTAACACAAATACTCTTACGCCTTTACGCTTTACCAACTCTTCAAACTTTTGAAGTACCGCTTTTAACTCATAGCGTTTCTCGAAACTTACGTGGCATATATTATCTTTTATAAATTCTTTTGTTTTTGAAACGTATTCTGAATCTATCTCGTTTGGGTTAGGTGTCCTACCGTAAATCTTTCTGAATATCTTGTTGTAGTGAATGTAATGCGGTTCATTCTCCACACTACAATAAGCTACTTTTACATTGTATCTGTGTATTAATCTAGCTACAATATCATCTAGCTTTTCAGATTTTCCAGAACCAGGTGCAGATAACATTAGCGTGTATTGTTTCCAATCGAAACTAATGGCGTTGTCTTGGTTTTCTAGGCCAATGGTCATTCCTTTTGGTGCGCCATTCTTCCAGAAACCTGTAAGTTGATCCCAATTATCATCAATCGTGGTTACATTTTCTAAAGGGTAGGGCTTAGGGTTTTGAAGTTTTTCTAGCAATTTTATTTTGCCGTGCTTAAGCATATACTCATTAGCATCTTTACAGTCTTCAAAATCTACCAACCATATTTTTTCTGCACCAAAACGCCTTGCTAATTCTTTTTCTCCTTTTTTACCTGCATCGTCATTATCAACCGCTAAAATGATACGCTCTTTGTTCTCAAAAAACTCATAGCAATTGGTAATGTAATCTAGGTTCAATTCACCTTTAAGATTAAAGCCATTTGGTACGCTTGTACTGTGATTATAACCAGATTCATAACACGATAATACATCTATCTCGCCTTCCACAATAACACATTCACTACTGTGTCTTATAGCGTTGAGATTGTACATAATTTTCTCTGCACCTTTGTAGAGTTTGAAGTTTTTAGCACCATCTCTGAATTTAATATTTATAAGATTTTTATCTATGAAATAATTAAATTTTATGACGTTAGCTTCTTTGTTAACCTGTGGCATATATTCTTTGCCTTCGGTAACTTTAAAATGCTCTAATGTTGCTTTTGAAATCCCTCTAATGTCCTTGAACCATTTGATAAGATTCTCTGAATATTGATATTGAAATTCTTGTTTTGGTGGTAGTGAATATTCTTTCTCTTGGTTTTTTCTTTTGTAGGTGTGTAGTTGTAGTGTTTCGCCACAATGGTTGCAGTATGCTAAACCAGTATCCCAAAAAATAGTTAAACACTTATCATTCTTCTTTTTACGCTGTTCTGAACATAACGGACACGTATGTTTTTTTGTGTCTTGAGGGAACTTGTAAATATTATATTCATCAATCGGGAATCCGTTTATTTCTAGTGCAGACATTTGTGATTTTTTAAGTTTTTCATCAATGTTCGTTTTAAATTGTTGTGTTAAATGCGATTTAAGGCGGTTTATATTAAAATAGAAAGAGTTTCTGTTAATTTCTATATAATGTGTCCACTCAAAATTTTAACGCTCTTAAAGTTGCTTAATATGCGTTTTCTGTTTTGGGAGATTTTATAGTTTTGAAATTAAACTGCTCGTAGTTTTTCTTGAAACCAAGATATTCTTGTTCTGTTCCCCATCGTGGTGGTTGGCCATCCCAAGCGAATTTGTAATTTTTCTCTGTCAAGGCTTTTTTAACTTGGATTTCTTTGGTTTTTAAATGCCAATGTTTGAAGTGTGATGGAAAGCCTTCTTGCCCAAACCAGGATTTTGAATGTTCTCCATTCTCGACAAGGTGATTTGAAAATTGTTCTAACCGAGATTTTAGATGTTCGATATTCTGGAATTTGAACGTTTCATTTTCCAAGACTGCCTTCACAATTTTTTGGCTGTTGAGATAATGGTTTTTTAGTACTGAAATTTCATAGAAAACACCTCTTGAAATTTCCTCGTGCGCTTCTTCTTTTTTTTCTATTAAATCTTCTTTACTTTCCTTTACTTTACTCTTCTTTACTTTACTTTGTGTGTTTCTGCCACCTTTAAGTTCCGTAAACTGGGGTTTAGGGTTACTTAAACTAGGTTTAGGGTTACTTAAACTCGATAAACTCTCCTTTAACTTTTTTAGGGTGATGCAATTATTATTTCTTTTTTTATAAGCATCTGCTATGCTTTCGGTGAATTTTTCATTGAATAAAACCTTGTAATTTTCCCATAATTCTTGGTCAAATTCTTTGAGTTTTATAAGGTCTTGAATTATGTTAATTAGAGTCTCTTCTGACACCATACATCTGTCTGAAAGGAACATAATTTGTATGTCGTCATTAAGGTCTAAATAATGGTCTTGTGCATCTCCTAATTCTTCTAAAAGTTTAAACCAAACTGCATAACCGTCATTCTTGTATTTCTTTTCTATGTAACTCATCTTCTTGCCGTGAGATACGGTGTGTGGAAAGTACTCTACATTGTTTTTTTTAGGTCTAGCCATCTTTTAAGTATTAAATTGTTGTGTTTAAATGTAATTAAATTATACTAACTAGAGCATAGTTAACATCGCTTTTATTCTAAATTCTGCACGTTCCATTTTTTCTTCTGGTATGTCTGCCAATAGCTTTTGTACTCTGTTAAGCTTTAATGGTGTTTTCTTTTGTAGTGCTTTGTATTTGCGCTCAATCTTTGTAACCTCTTGTTTTGCTAAGTATGCTTCGCGCTCTTTGTCTAACAACAATCTGTTTAAGATTTCTGTATCTATTGTAGTTTCTCTAGTCTTCCAATTATCTATAATGTTGTTTAGGATATTTACAGAACGTTGTAAGTAAGGTTCTGAAGGTAGATAAGTTTCATTAAACTTCTTTATAGAATGAATTACCGTAGCGTGGTCTGCGCCATAGTTAGATCCTATTTTAGCTAAGGAATCTTTGGTGTGTTTTTTACAAAGGTAATTTGCCAAACCTCTTAACTCTGGGAATTGTCCTTCTCTTGTTCTTACTTTAATGTTCTTATGGAAGTGGTCTGAAACTAAGTCGAAAATATAACTACTTCTTATTACTACTGGTGTCTTTTTTTTCATTTTTAATGCGTGTATTTTATGGTTAAAAAAGTGAGTTTAATATAAATCAAACTCACTTAAGTTGTTGATTGTTAAGGACTTGTTAAAACGGCAGGTCATCATTTGAGTCATCTGAAGCAAGAGGAACAGCATCGTGTGTTTGTGGTGATGCGTTGTCTCCTTTTGTACTCATAAAAGTAACGTTGTAGGTTTCAATATCTGTGTTGTACCTATCGTTGCCGTCTTTGTCTTGCCATTTACGTGTGGTAATTTTTCCTTCGATAAGGACTTTATCGCCTTTGCTTAGGTATTGTTCACAAATATCTGCGCTTTTACCTTTTACTACGATGTTATGCCATTCTGTATTGGTAACTTTCTCTCCAGATTTATTGGTGTATGTTTCTGAAGTTGCAATAGGGAATTTTGAAATTTTACCGCCATTGTCAAACGTATGTGTGTCTACGTCATTACCAAGGTTTCCTATAAGGATGACTTTGTTTAGTGTACTCATTGTGATTGTATTTAAAAATTAAGTGTGATTTCTTCGTTTGGTAATGGTATGTCTGTATTAAACCATTCCTTTAAAAATTGTCTGCATTGTGATAGGTATTCTTCATACTCTACGGTGCTACATTCTGTTGTCGATTTTGGGGTTTTAATAATTTCTCCTGTGTTATCATTGTATTTCTCGTAATACAGGAATCTGGATTTAAGAAACTCGTGTGCGTTATCTTTATCCCATATTTCTCCCCATTCTTTCTTTATAGCATCAATCGTGAGTTCTAAAACAACACCCCAATAATATTGATTTTGACTATTGGAACGTGTCTTGCGTTTCTTCTTAATGGTAATGCTTACATCTTTACCTTCAAATGTTGCAATGGCATCTTTTATGCGTGTTCTGTTACGTGTTAAGTTACCATTGCTTACTTGTGATATGATGTTAATGGATTTCAATTAGAATGTAATTACCAATGAGTTTTTACCGTGTGTCTTAATTGGTACTTTAGGAACGTCTGCGCCTTCACTATCGTAAATAACATCTTTAGATTTATAGGCAAGTTTTAATAATGCCGTCCTATCATCTAATTGTTTTTTAAGGTCTTTGTAGACAACATCTTTTTCATAGTCCAGGCGATCTCCAGAATTACGTGTGCTAAACTCTACACCGTTCTTATTGTAATTCTTATCTATCTGCTCAAAAGCATCTGCTTTCTTAAACTCTGCTTCAAAAGCATTTATAAACTCCTTAAGTCTTACAACATTGGATAGTACTTCGAATGGATCTTTTTCTGCACGCTCGATAATATCTTTTGCTGTCTTTACGCCTTGTGATTTTGCTTCCTTTTTAGTGAAGGTGTAATCGTAGGTTAGATTCTCTAATTCTCGTAATGCTAAAAATTGTTCTTTAGATTTCCCCATTGTTTTATTTTTTAGTTAATGATTCTAAGTGCTTTGTAATTTCTGCTCTGTATTCTTTTTTCATAGCATAAGGTGCTTTTGAATACATATCAATAGTCGCCTTTACCTTTTTAGCATCTTTTACATTAAGTACTTTCTTGTAGTTCTCTTCTGTAAGCCATTTTGTTTGTTGCTCTGGCGTGTTGTTTTTAGGTGTAGCTGTATTATTGGTTGGGGTTTTTTCGTGTTTGTTGGTGTTGTCTGGATCTTTAGTGTCGTCTATACAAAACAAGCCGTTAAGTGCATACTTCCTGGAATATGATGATGTTGAGCCAGTAACCTGTGCGCCATCCATTCCCTTTTTATTTTCTTCTTCCCTTGCTGAAGCTGTTACGGTAATATGTTCCTTCTTGTCTGAAAGTATAGCCGTAGCCTCTACATAGTGACGGCCTTCTAGGTATATGATCTTGTCACTTATAGTTAACGTACAATCGTGTTTTTTTAAATGAGGTTTAACGGCATCTAAAATATCTTCTGCACTTCTGTAATAATACTTACCAAATTTATTGTATTGTGATTTTGGTACACTTAGTTCAGATTGTATCTGGCTAAGTTTTTCGATGAGTGTTAAGCTAATTGCCATTGTTGTATTTGTTTAAGGTTAATTGCTCTATGATTAAGGTTGTAAACAGCGTCTATAAGTTGTTTGTTTTGGTCTAGCACAGCTTCATCGATATACCAGAATTGTTTCTTTTTTGTGTCTATGTATAATTTTTGTGAGTTATGGCTAAACTCGTCTATACACGGATCTAATTCTTTAAAGCCTAATGTTTCGAGGTGTAGGGCAATTGGTTCTAATTCACTAAACTTCTCTGCGTAATAAAATCTTTTAATTGTCATTGATATATGTTGTTAAGTTGTCTTCTGTAATGATGTAGCTTTTACCTTTTTTGGTAGCTACTAGCTTGCCTTCCCTTATGCGTTTAGTAACGGTTGTGGGTTTTACATTAAGTATCTTGGCTACTTGCGTAGTGGAGTATATACCGTTGTTGTTGTCTGCTTGGGGCTGTTGCATTACGTTAACAATAGTATCTCTTACAATCTCTTGAATGAGTTTAATGAACTTGTCGTTTACCTCTACAAATTCCATATTCTTATTTGTTAAGCCATTTTGAAATACCATTAAGGGTATCTTGCTTATGTGTAAGATAAGCGTGGTTGGCTAGGTAAATCTTACCATTCTCATTAATGGAGAAAATAGTTTCGCCATAGGTATGCTCAAATTTTCGCATACAGTCTAATAATTGATAAGGATCGTGCTTGGTGATGACGCTTTCTTCATAAAGCTTTGGGAAGTATAAGGGAAACAAATGTATGTTTTCATCTACCCAATCTTTAGTTACGTCTGAAGATTTGTGTAACAAAATGTTAAAGTTTAATTGTTGTTGTTGTGTTAATGTTTCTTATTGTACTTTTATGTCACAATATGTTACCAAAGATAGTATTTGTAACATAAAAACAAAACATTTTCAACATAAAAATCAAATAAAAATGGAAAAAATCGGTGAAAGGCTGTCTAAGTTGCTAGAAAACAAAGGCTTAACCGTATACGCTTTTTGTAAGAAAACGGGTACAAATAATGCGAGTATAGGGCGTATTATTAACAAAGGTGCTAAACCTAACGAAAAAACCCTTAATACGATTTGTGATTTCTTTAACGTTTCAAAGGACTGGTTGTTAACAGGAAAGGGTGCTATGTACCGTAACAAATATGAGAGCAATATCGTGAATTTGTTTAAAGAAAAAACAAGTGAACACGGTGGTAACAGATTTATTGAATTAGAGGATGGCCGAAAGCTTATGGCTGTGCCTTTTGTGGATCAAACAGCGCAAGCAGGATTTATTTCTGGATTTGCAGATGCGGATGAAATGATGCAATTACCATATCACTTTGTAACTGTTAACCAATACCATAAAGGTGATTATTATGCGTTTAAGGTTATTGGGGATAGTATGGATGATGGTACAAAGAATACCATAGAACAAGGCGATATTATTACTGGTCGTGTTATTGATAAATCTTTATGGCGAAATAAGTTTCATATCCATAAGTTTAAGAATTACATTATTGTACATAAGGAAGGTATTCTGGTTAAAGAGATCATTGCTCACGATACGGAGAATGGTTGCATTACGATACACAGTCTTAACAAGAATTTTGATGATGATGTTATTATGCTAGATGATTGTATAATGATATTGAATGTAGTGGATATAAACAAAAAGCCTTAACTACAATAGCTAAGGCTTTTTCAACAATTTAAACTTCCTAAAGATGAATGAAGGAAGAATATGTAAATTTATGCTTTTTCTTCTTGAATATCTACTAATTTCATTAAAAGTTTTTCAATATTCTCTAGAGTTGTAGGGATATTATCCCAACTTGCCTGTTGCTCAACATTTTGTGGAGAACTCCCGAACAAATTAGCTTGCGCTTGCTTGAATTTAGGTGTTAGTAATGGCGTTCCTTTTCCTTGTGTAAGATATAAATAGCTTACTTCTGGAAATCTTGTAGTAATCTTATTAGCCATATCTGTTGAAAGGTTGTTTAAGCCATTTAAAACGTGATATATGCTTGAAGGTGATGAGTAACCTAATTCTTTTGATAACTCGTTGGCAGAGTATCTTAATTCGTCTAAGACGACTTTTAATCTGTCTTTTGCTTCTAGTTCTTTTTTAGTTTCCATAGTGTTTATTTTTTATGAAGTTCTTTTATGTTTTTATCTGCGTATGTAATATCCCAATAATCCTTAAGACTTTGAGCGTGTTCTCTGTTAGACTTTTTAATGTAGTGTAACATCATTTCTTTAGATTTCCAACCGCAAACGGATTGTAATACATTGTCTGCAATCTTACCATAAAGGTTAGTGGCGAATGATCTTCTACAAATATGAGATGTCACTAATTTATATTTTTTATAAGTTCCCCAAACCTTACGCTTGCCGTCTTTAGTTTTTTGTAATGTACCGCCATACATTTCTTCATCTATATCAACCGCTTGGCAAATTTCTTTTATAGCGATATTAAACTTTACATCTGAAATCTTTTTAGGTAAGTCCCCATTTCTTTTATTTAGAACGTGTGTTACCATTGGATGCAAAGGTATTGATACAAAGGTATTAGTTTTTTCGGCTTTAATATCAATAAATCCGTCTTTAATATTATAAATATCTAGGTTTTTTAAGAAATCTGAAACCCTTAAGCCTGTCCATAACCCTATTATAAAGTTGTCTCTGGCGTTATCCAGGCGTTCTGAATAGCTGAAATCCTTATTGAAAATTCTTTGTATCTCATCATAGTTAAGATATGGTTCTTTCTTATCGTTACTTCTTGGCTTAACAAATATGCGATTGTTGAATTTTTTGTTAACCACTATATTTTGATCTATGGCTCTGTTGCACCAGAATTTGAATCTGTTGCCGTGTCTTTTAATAGTTGCAGGTTGGTAGTTTTGGTCTTCTAGGTATTCTGCAAAATCTTGTCCTGTACTTTCTGTAATCTCTCTAAACTTAATTTTGTAGTTGTTGTCTTCAAACTCTTTAATTAGGCTAATGTTACTTCTGTATTGTTTAAGTACAGCTTCGGACATAAAATTGTTTTTACCAACACGCCAATTTTTAGAATGGTTATCCATCCAATAATCTGCAAACTCTGTAAGGTAAATTTGAAACTTGTTAGACTTTTTGTTTTCGTCTTCTGGACGTTTAAAAAAGCTTGAAATAGTTTTTTTGATCCAATCTTTATCAATTATAATTCCTTCCATATAAGCGAGGTTAAATTGCTCTATGGTATATGTTTCGAGTTTATTTAATTTAATATTAATCTCGTGTGCTTTTGGAAGTTCTGCAACCAATCTAAGTTTTTTACGTTTTTTATCCCAATGTTTAGGGTTAACGTAAACGCCAATAGGCACAAAGGTGTCTATGTTTCCTTTATGTGAGAATCTTGCATAGATATTTGCAGGATTTTTTTTGGACTTTATGTAATAATTTATGGTTGCCATTTTTATTGTTTATTTGTTAAGCAATTCTAATATTGATATTAGTGTTTCTTTACTGCTTCTTCCTTCCTTAAGTATCACTTCGCTATGCATACACCTATCTAATATTTTAAACTCTAAATCGTCAAGTTTTTTATATGACTTATAAAGCTTTCCATATTTATCTTGAAAATAATTAATTAATTCCTTTACTTCTGGTTCTTCTAAAAGGAGTGTATTGCTTTTAAAGATTTCATCAAGTTTATTTGTTTGTTGGATCATTTTATCTCAATTTAAAATGTTCTTCCCACTTGGCTTTAAACATATCCATATCGTAATGGATAATACCTTCGATAAATTCATAAGGCACGCCTAATTTTTCGCAGTAATAAACGTGTGGATTCTTTGGTCTAATGTTGTCGTTTGTATTCATAATTTTCACAGTATTTTCACAGTAACTCGAATACAAATATAAATATATTGCACTATAAATAGACATAAAATATGTTAAAATTTATTTATAGTACATAAATGTATCATTATATGTGTATTTGAGTATAATATTTTAATCCTGGCGCGGTCACTTTTTCACAGTAAAAAACCCTTTAAATCATTGATTTAAAGGGTTTTATTTTTAGTATAAATAAAATTTTCACAGTATTTTCACAGTACTTTTGGCTTACATAGGGGTTGCTACGCTCTGGATTAAATTATTTGATACGTGCGTGTAAATCATTGTCGTTTTGATTGAATTGTGTCCTAGCACTTTTTGGATCACATTAATTTCTGTTCCGTTTTCTAACATTGCTGTTGCACCAGAATGTCTTAGGTGGTGCATTGAGTATTTTGAACCTATATATTTTTTGACTAATTTATTGCAACTATTGGATGTGTATTTTAATTTAGATTGGCCATTAAATAAGTATTCTGTAGGTCTATGTTTTTTGTAATATTTTCTAAGACATATTAATAGTTTGTCACTTAGTTTTACAATACGATCTTTTTGTCCTTTTGCATTTTTAATGTGAATTATTCCACGTTTACTATCAATATCATCAATCTTTAAATTACATACTTCAGATACTCTTAAAGCACAAGAATATGTTGTCATTAATATTGCCTTGTGTTTAATGTTTTGAATGGAATTAATTGATTCAATTAAATGTTTTGTGTCTATAATTCTAGGCAGTGACTTTTGTTTTTTAGGATATGGTATACTACTAATTTTACTAGGCATTTTAACTGTAAGTGTATAAAATGAATTAATAGAACATTGTAATTGTTTCCTGGTGTTATGCGTTTTCGCAGTCATTAAAAACTCTTTAATCTTTTCGTTTGAAATTGACTTGGGTTGTATTTCGTTTTCAAAATGTTCTAAAAATAATCTAACACCATTTTTGTATGTTCTCCTAGTAGCATCAGATGGATATTTAAAATCACAATCTTTAGAATATTGTTCTATGTACTTTCTAATTTTCATAATTTTTATTAGTGTTTATAGGGTTTAACAAGGTGTTTTGATATATAGTAGTTACCAAAAATAGCACCTTAGTTTAGTGCTTATTTAGGAAGTTGACCATCTATATCAATATCTTCATAATCCATTCCTTCTAGGTGTCTTTTAATTGTGTTTGCGATATAGTCTATTTGGCTCGATACAACACCTCTTTTTTGTCTGCAATTTTCAACACCTAAATAGCCACATAAAAACAAGGCACAATCAATATACTTATTGTCTTTTTTGCTAAATTTCGTTCTGTCAATCGGTGCTACATTTGGTAACACCGTATAACCACCATTTTTTATTTGATGCTTATTTAATTGATTACTGTTTATATTTTGTAAAGTGTTCATTTTCAATGGTTTTTTATTTAATTTAAAAACGGATGGTTATACTTTAACGTTGTGAGCAAGTCAAAAAAAACTCTATGAAAAGAATATTAATCGGAATATTATTTGTCCTGGCAGTACTTTTCACAATCTATTGGTATTTTTTCGAATATAAATATTACCAAGAATTTAATAAAGTCCAATCGATTTTTGAACAAATGCCATTAGTTGAAAAGGCTGATTTGAAAATTGGTAATTTTGATTTAGAAATAGAAGAGATTTCTGCGTTTGTTATTTTAAAAAACGGAACTGAAATTGGATTTTCTTCTTCAATATGGCCAGAGAAATTTACGCAAAAATCAGAAGTGAATATTAACGAGTTCAATAAATGGCACTTTCAAACTCACAATTTTAGAAAACAAGGTGAAAATGAAGAATATTTTCGTGGAAGTTCAATCGATTTTGGTAAATCTGGAGAATTAAATGATTATGTGAATGTTGAAATAGACAATATTTCAGATGCTATTAACAACACTGATGAAATTAATAATCTAATTGAAAAAATTCCAGTTTTTCCAAAAATGACGCGAATAGAATTTAAAAGTGGCTTTTATAATCACATTGAATACATTTATAAAATACCAAAAGACGGAATACAACAAGCTATTATAAGTTTCGAAAATAAATCTGATAGTTTATATTTAAATTCAAAACCATTGGAGAAGACCAGCTCACAACAACGTATATAGCTCATAGCTTGGAGGGTTAAGTGAATTTAAATTCCTACATTCCAATAAACAAAAATAAATCTGAAAAATCCGTAACTTCCAAAACGCCACGAGCCATATACAAACTCGTTGTAGTTAATAAAAGCTACATTTCCTCACCAGTTATAATTTCTATTGCAGTTGCAACGCCTTCTCTTCTTCCATAAGCCTCAAAATATTGCCTACTTAAAGGTTTAACTTCTTTCATCATAATTTGATGGTATTCGTTATGCGCACAGTTTAGTTCATCTATAACGCTTTTACTAACCACAACACTGTGTATAATTAATTGCTTTTTATGGTATTCTTTTGCATATTCAGTTATTAATATTCTTCCATATTTTAAAACATCATCTTCGGCTAATTCACTATTTCTTATTTTTTTAACTATTTTATCTAAATCCATATTTACTATTTTAAGTTATTATTCCACGCAACTAATCATACACAAAACCGTTATGCACAAGCAAAAGAGCCTGTGCCTTCAACATCATATCCTACCCATCTACTCACAAGAATAAATTTTACACCTTTAGGGGCTTTTTTTAACTTTCTTCTAAATGCTTTTACACTTCTGCAACTTTGGTGCGAGCTATAACCTTTCTCACCTGCTTTTGGGTTTTGTTCCCACCTATTAGTATTATAATTAAACCACCACCCATTTTCAAAAGTTGTAAAGCCCATAAAGCGGTAATTTATTCTTGTTCTCTTTTGTGCATTATATTTAAGTTTCATCTTATCTAATTTTTGCCAGATGCATAACAATGTATATAGCAAATAGCCTATTAATATTCAGTTTTTAATTCGTTGGTTCGTGCTTCGGCTACTTGCCATACACAAAACGTTGTAAAAAATAATAGCCGATTTCACTCTTGCTCCTGAATTAAAGAATTACTTGGGCTACGCAATAGCTGCCCCTAAATCTGCGCGCTATCGCTTGCTAATTTTAATTCTTGACCATTCATTACAAAACAAAAGTTTTGATATTCGTGTACAAATTCAATTTTAGTAATATATGCTTCACTCATATCATCAACTACATACCAGTATTTATAAGAAGCTTTCCAAATAAACTGAAACCTACCTATTCCGAAAGTATTACTTCCAAAATCTTTTACTTGCGGGCTTAATTTCTTTAACCATTTTTCTGTTAACGGTATTGGTTTTAATGATGCTGAAAATAAAGGTACTTTTTCTCTTGTAACAGAACCGTCTTTTTTTTCAGATTCAACTTTTATTTTTTTTGAATTTATAGAAATTACTTTTTGTACTCCAAAAATCTCTACATAATTCCCAATTCTTAATTCGTGTGCTTTCATAATTTTATCTGTATTTCGTTAATATTAGTATTCCTGTTTGCGCTTTCCAAGCGCACGGCTATTACATTTCACAACACTGTATAAAGCAAATTAGCCGATGCTAAAGCCTTTGCGCTCAAAACTTGCTTTATACGTATTCGTTGTAAGTAATTTAACTATTATTTACTTTTTCCATCAATTCATTTATCCTATCCATAATACCAATGTTATTTACTGCTTTGTAAGTTCCGTCAGTTTCTTTTTCTAACAACTTATTTACTAATAAGGTATTTAAGTATAGTTTATCTTTAACCGTTAAACTACTCACAACACGTGGTGTAAATAATTGCTCATTATATACAATTCTATCAACCAAGTTATCTAATCCGTATTGTGTTGGCTTAATACTTGTTTTTTCAACAAACCAGTTTTCTATTATCAATTTAATTATTTCTCTATTATTCATTTTTATAAGTTTTAGTTATTAATCCACGCAACTATTCATACCACCAGAACGTTATATACAAGTGGCACTTATAGGTTAGCTCATTTCCTATCAGCGAGTTATTTCGGGAGTTCACTCTCCTTGACTAGCATTGTGCTGTGTGCCACCAGATATATAACAATGTATATAAATAATAAAAACACTACGCTTGTGCTTCTACAATTTCAAAGTATTCGCTATCACACCAAAAGTCATCTTCGGTTACATTAACTTCATCGTTCAATTTCGTAGCTGAATCAGTCCAATCTTCAAAGTTAGAGTTGTTTATAAGCCAGTCAATCCCTTCAAAATCATCTTCCATTACCCAATCAACTTCTTCTTTGTATTCTTGGCTTTCTTTACTATGTCCGTATTTTTCTACAGCGTAATAGTCTGCTCTATTTTCAGCTACTTTCTGTAGTGGAATTTGAAATTGTCCGTTAGGTGTGTCAAATTTTATTACTTTCATCTTATTATAAATTTATGTGTTATTAATCCGTGTTTTTACTATTCATATACTCGTCCGTTACCCGCAATTTTCCAAACGCTCGGTTTGTAAGTAAAATTCATTTGCGTGCAACGCACCCATTCCAATATTCATACTATCACCAAAGTATTCAAATGCAGACCAAAGTTGGAGTTTCATATATCCATCTTCATCAAGTAGGCTATTATAGTAATCTTCTGCTTCTGTTCTACTCATTGTAAGCATCCAACTTTTAATAAATTGTTCCTTACCTCTTTCGTTAGGTTGCACTAAGCAATAGTGATTCATATTAAACCTTGTCCACCCCTCAAAACTGCGGGTAACAACAGGTATAATGCATTGCTCTTTTTCGTTCTTTTTGTTATCGTCTTTCATAATTAAAAGTTTTGTGTTTATAAATTAAGTCCGTGCTGTAAGGTCGCAACGCCACCATACCCAAACCGTTGGTGGCAATTGCCATAGGACGTAATCAATCTTCTTTTACTTCCTCTACTATTTCTTGAATGTTTATTTCTGCTTTAAGGTTTAATGCATTGCAGAATTTCTCCAATGTTCTAAATGTGATCTCCTTCTTTCCGTTTTCGATTAGGTATATGTAAGAGTGCATCTCTGTGTCTCCAAATACAGATTTTGCCAACTGTCTTTGTGTTAACGCTTGCTTGTTGCGCTCTTCCTTTATCCTATATCCTAAATCTTTCATTACTTCGCTTACTGCCATTGTTTCTTCTCTGTTTGTTGAATTAAATACACCCATTCTGAATAACAGTTTGTCTTAGGTGTCATCTTAAAGTTTATGTCTTTTACCTTTGCTTCTGGTTTCTTTATCTCGTTTCTATTTGTTTGCATTGTAAATATAGTTATATATTATATTAATGTAATTAATTTATACTAAATATTGCATACAAAATGCTTAAATTTAGGTGTTTGTGTAATTATTACATTTACTTTTCCTTCGTGTAATTTATGCTCGATCACTACTCCTGTGTTTAGCTTTACCGTCTTTATGGTTTTAGATTTCATCTGTACCAAATTTTAAATTGTTTATTTTTGAGAATGCGATCCAGTCGGGCTTTGTCTTGACTATTTCAGAATTGAATGTTATATTGTTAATCTCCAATGAAGCATAAAAATATCCTTTTCTTAGCTTGTCTTCTATTAATCGTATCATCTCTTTAAGTTTTAAATTGTTATTCCTATTCTTATTGTATAATTGTCTTGCCAGAATCTATCATATCCTAAAAAATCTCCTTCTGTCCTGTGGTCGTAGGTTGCTCTTACACCTACTGAAATTGAAGGATTAATAGTATAGTCTAGTCCTGTTTCTGCACCTAAAAATGGTACTCTTGCTTTGTCTTCTCTGTATATTCTGCCACCTCTTAAACCTATGTAGCTTCTGTAGTTGTTGAATTTATCTAGCATAAGATTTAAGCCTATGCCAAAATGAATATCTAAATAGTTAGGATTTAATCCTGTGTGTACTTGTGATCCTAGTTTAGCATAAATGAATCCTATGTACTCAATTTCGATATTAGCGTTTATAAGGCCATCATTTATTGTTCCTCCTGGATCTAGTCCTAAATGAATTTTAAATGCTTCTTCTTGGTTAAAATGAATATTTTGTGATGTTGAATGTATTGTATTTAAGATACAAATTATTAATATTAGCTTTTTCATCTTTGTGTTGTTTAAATTGTTGTTGTTATTTTTCGCTTAAACTACTAAGCCATTCTTTTATCGGTACAACTTTATATTTTTTAGTATTAATTTTTTGTGTTAGACTTTTTTTCCAAGTTTCAAATACTGCCTTCTCTGTTTCTTTATTTACTATTACCCAAGACATAATATTATTAGTTTAAACTGTTTTTTAGAGTGTTTTTAAGGTGTTCTTTTTTAAAGTTGGTGTGTATATGCCTATTAATTGATTGTAAGCGTTTAAACCATTGTTTAAAGCATTTTCTAGCATCTTTATACTCTGGCTTAATGCGTTCTTTGTATTTTATGAGTCCGTTTTTCTCTCTTTTGAATGTTGAAAGTATCATTTGATAGTTTTCGACCTGTTCTTCAGCTAGTTTTTTTATTTCCAGACAGTCGTTATATGTTGTCATCTTTATTGGTTTAAATTGTTTAATGCTTTCTTGAATGCTTTTACGCTAGCTTCTACAATAGATTTTTTAATGTGCCTTATCCATTGTCTGTTAAGTTCTATATCTATGCCTTGATTAATTTCTTCTTCTAATTGAATGATTAATTCTTTACCTTCTTTTACAGTCATCTTATTTGTAGTTACTTTTTAACAATGGATTTTTATAAGCTTTTTTTAAATCTTCTGGTATTTTTTCTGTTCTAATCCAGTCTCCGTGATTGCTTGACCAATGCCAAAAATAATTTTCACACCTCATTTTATTTATATGTACTGGTATAAGGTTTATGATTTTTCCTTTGTTTTTTTCTTCTGTAAATGTTACTAATTTCATCTTTATAAGTATTAAATTGGTTATACGAAAATACAAATATATTATATGTAATAGAATATAATTATACTAAATTTGTGTTAAAATATTATATCTATTTATGTTAATTTTAAATTGTTTGTAATTGTCTTTGTAGTTCTGTTATGATCTGTATACGCTTTTTGTCTGCCGTCTTTGTTATTGGTGTTATGGCAAAGTGTTTTTGTATTATTCCGCTTTTAATACGCTTTATTTGCTTTCTTATTTCGTTTTTCTTGTCTTGCGGTGTGTTATAAAAGTCTAAGGCGTTTTGCATCTTGTTAAATATTATTAGTTAAATATTGCTTGTTCATTTCGTTGGCTTTCTCGGTTAACAATACCTTAAAATAGTTAACTGCTAATTGCCTTATTTGATCTGAAGTAAAGTTTTCAAAATAGTTAGCTGTGTTTTTGTCGTAACAAAAATATTCCGCCTTATTGTTACATCCATTAAAAAACATTTTTGCGTTGCCTTCTAGTACTTCCTGGAATAATATTTTTTTGTCTGTCGTTGTCATCTTCTTAGTTTTTATAATTTTTTAAAGTGTTGTTCTAGTCCTGAAAATCTTATCTTTACAAAAGGGTTTTCTTTTGTTGTTTCTGCGCTTTTATTTGGTTTAACCCTTAAAATTTCTCCGTTCTTCTTTTTTATCTCAGTTGTGAATATTGAAAGATTAATATATGCTGTTGCCATCTTGTTAGTTTTTTATGTTGTTACCTTTTGAAGTTATCTCCAGGTTAACAACAATTAAATTTTTAGGCTTGTAATACTTTGTTAATATTGTTTAGAGAAAATTTATGACATCCCGCTTTTATTAAAATGTCGCTCTCTACTTTTTTTGCGTACTCTACAAAATAACCTCCTACGTGCTTCTTAATAGGTGCTTTTTCTCCTTGCTTTAAGTTTTTAAAGATGTGTATTACATTATTAAACGCTGTCTTAAACTCTTCTAAATTAACTGAAACTCCTAGAGTTGTTTTTACTTTGTTATCTTCTATTGATATTTTACAATTAGAATTTTCAAAATTTAGATCTTCTTGTATAAACGTGTCTATTTCATAACTTAATTGTTCTTTTAGTATACTTTTAAAGTATTTGGTGCTTTCTTCTACCTCTTTAACATAGTGTTGTATTGCTTCTTTTCTCTCGTTCCATTCATTAATAAATTCTTCTATGTCTTTTATTAATTGTCTTTTATCTTCTGAAAAATAATTGTGATCTCTTAAAATTTCATTAAATTCGTTGTTGTCTTCTGTGTTATCTAGATCATCAATTAAATTAAAAAAGTCACTTTCACAATTTTCTAGTTCGTCTGCATCACAAATAGAAAACCATCCTCCAGATCTTCCATACTGCCTACATTCAAAATTTATTAATTGCCTTCTTTTTAGTTCTTTATATCCTTGTGGGTCTTGTTTAATAAGGTGGGTTAAATAGTCTTTTTGTGTATTGTTTTTTCTTTTTTTAAACGCCTCAAAGGATTCTATATAGTATTTGTATTTAGTTGTAAATCTATCTTCAGGCGTTATATTTCCCGCTTTGTATGTGCCGTATAATATAGCTTGTTTCTCATAGTTGTTAAGATCTACATTTTCTTCAAAACGTTCTTTTAAGTGAGAAATTTCTGTTTCGCTTACGTGGTGTTTAATATTAATAAGCCTTTCGCTGTTAAATTCTTCTAAAATAGATTCCTGTAACTGCTCTAAATTTTCATTTTGTATAACGTCTTTAACATCGTCTTCATCTATCCATTCATAAACTTTTATATTAGATACAATTTTTCCGTCTCTTGTATTAAAGTCGTTCCTGGCTTCATATTCTTCAATTGTGTTAACTTCATCTAGTAAGTATTTTATAGTCTCGTTAACTTTACTTAATTTATTAATTGTCTTCATCTTATTGTCTTTAAATTGTTGTTGTATTGGTTTATTTCCAGATTTTTAGTACTGTTTGTATTGTTGTTAGTTTTTATTTAATAACTTTATTGCTTCCTTATGCTGTTTAATTGATTTTTCAAGATCTTTAATTGCACCTGTGTGTTGATTAGGCATTTTTTTGAGGTCTTCCAATAAATTTGTTTGTTTCCTTACTTCGCCTTGAATTGTTATAATTACTGCCGTCATCTTATTAATATTTATAGTTAAACTGGATGTTCCCCGCGTTTAAGATCACGCTAACAAATAAGCTTATGCATATAAAAAATATACCTATACATATGGCGTAAATTGTAACCTTTGTAATTACATTAAATTCTCTTGTAAATTCTTTTACTAAATTGATCATCTTTATAAGTTTTTAATTGTTGTGCCGTTGCTCTTCAGATAGTTTTTTCAAGGCTTAAACTATGACGGTTAAATTAATAACCGTTTCGATTTATTTTAAAAATGCATCAACGTTTTTAGATGGTATATATAAACCCGCTGTAATATGCGTTACTTTCTCGCCTTCCTCCAGGTGGCCACTCTCTTTAATCTTATTTATACCCTTCTTGAATTGATCGTTATTAAACGCAAAGAATCCGCCAAGGTTATCAATTTTTTCGTCTGTCTTGTTTCTCTTCCTGGCTTTTGCTTCTGCCTTCTCTTTCTTCTCTTCGTCTACTTGTTTTATTTCTTCTTCAGATCCCCATAATTTAACGGCTGTGTCTAAATTCTTTTGCATTGTATTAACGTCTTTCTTTGCATACGTTAAGGAAAAACTATGCGCTCTTTTTTCTGGATTGTCTTTTAAAAATTTGTGTTTATCTTTTGCTTCTTGCAATTTATACTCATAATATTCTAAGCTCTCTGGCATTGATAAATTAATGTCATTGGCCTTGCTCTCCCAATACTCCGCACGTCTTTTATAATCTTCTGCTTTTTCTTTTTCTTGCCTCGATTTATCCATACGATCCCAATTGCGCTGAATTAAAGCCCTGTGTCTCTTCTCGCTGTGGTGTCCTACTTTAATCGGCTCGCCAAGTGATAAAAAATCTTTACCCTCTTTTGAAGCTTCCCACGCTTGATTGCTTCTTTTTTCTGCATTACCCGCATAGCCGTTTAATTTCTCCGCTTTTGCTTTCGCTCTTTCTTGCGTGTTATATCCGTCTGCTCTTACTATTGAATAAAGTTTTTTATTCTCTCTTGTTGTTCCTAAGTAATTAAATACAATACACTCGACTTCCTTTCCGTATTTGGTTGTTAAAATGATTGTTTCGCCTTTGGTCTGTGCCTCTTCACATTGTGCTACAAATACATTCGGGCAATACTTTTTAAAAATGTTCATCTCTTTAGGTTTTAAATTGTTATTATTTATTTTTTTGGGCTTGTGCTTACATAGTCTTCAGGACTTAAAATGTCTTCGACTATTTCAATATCTTTAAAATGGCAGTTAAAAATATTGTTAACTATCTATTATAAAAAATAAGGGTGTAATTTTAATATCTCTAACTCTTCAGCGTTCCAGGTGCTACTAAGGATTGTTTTTTTGCTTACTCTTTTAAACTTTAAAGTAGTATTATCAAACTCCTTAATAAATTCAATACCCTTACCTGGATCTAATTCTTTTAATACTTGAGGCAAGTCTTTAATATCTGTTATATATTGCCCTGTAGGATTCCAGGCAAACGAAATTAAAATTATCCTTCTCTGTCTTGGGTTTAAAATGTTCTTAATTGTAGTCATCTTAGTAATTTTTAAATTGTTGTTATTAATTATATGCACAAATATATAACCATTATATCTAATAAAACAAATTTGTATCAAAACTTTAACATTCTTTAACATTTTTAACAGTCATTATATTAAAAGATATTACACCTTAATACTATTAAATTGTACTTATAAGCTGATATAAACGACTTAAAATAAAATAATGATACAAACGTTAACACCAATAATAACAACGCTTTAAACGTTATTAAAATGATTATAGAACATTTAAATACTGATATTAATCTAATACTAATCTTTACACCTTAATACTATTATATTATTCTATATTGATTCTCTTTAATTAATACTATTAAATTGTATTACTATTTATACTGTTTTAGTTATGAATTGTTAAACGTTGATGATATTGTAAGATTTTTAAGTACGTATGCACGTAGTAAACCAGGAGTTAAAAAGAAAATAAAGATGCAATACAACTAATAGTTAACAACAGATCCAGGAGTAGGACCAGGAAGAGATATAAAAGATCTTAATACATTATAATAGTTTACTAATTGTATAATTTACTGTGAAAATAATACTATAAAAATATATAGTTTCCTTAAATACAGTTAGTTAAGTAAAAAAGTTAGTGACCGTAAAAGGATTAAAACAAAAGTAGTACTAAAAAAATATAGTAGAGCAGACAGCAAAAAACCTAAAAAATCTGAAGATCATAATACAAATGTAAGGGGCTAGGGTAAAATTAAAGCATTTTTGGAATTGGTGGCGTTTGCTGATATACTGTATATCATCCCAACAACAAGTACACAGAATAAAAGAACAAAACTTCTAGAATCAATCTTGTCATAAGAAGAAAGAGTTAAGTAATCAATCTTGTAATAAGTTTAATAATAAGTCTAGTAATTAATCTAGGAAGATTCTCTTTAAGTGTTTAAAAGCATATAATTAATGTTTAATGGTATTTATACCGATATAGATATGTTGTTTAGATATGAACGTTTACTATAGTTTTTATACTATTTCAATAGAGGTATTTGTATAATTAAAAAAGAAAAGTTTATACTCAATAAATTATAGTGTTTTGAAACAGGTTAAGTTATTGATTTACAGATACAAGAGTGTGTTTGTAGTTCGATATACACGAACCTTAAGTTCGATATACACGAACCTTCTTTATATGTTTTGATGTATAATTAGTATAATAATATTATGTTAAAGTGTGTTTAAATAAAAGAATGTTGTATAAAAATATTATATTTGTGATATAAATTAATAATATTAGATATGGTAGTTTTTTTAAGTATAGTCTTAATGTATGTGATAGGTTGTGTGATAGCGATGTTTTTGTTTGCACAGCAGGTATTGTTTAGGATGAGGATAAACTCTGGCTATAAGCATTTGAATTTATTGGATGTCTTGTTCAATGGAACTTTTTGGAGGGAATGTGGGATGCAGGTGTTACATAGTTGGTTTGCTGTTGTGATGTTGTCAATACAATGTGATGAAGATATTGATTAACAACAAGAAGATATTACTGTTAGAGCGTAGGGGTTGGTATAAAGCCTTTGATTGTGAGACAGGAGAAGAGATAGATTTCAAGGAATTGGGAAAAACATTAGAAGACTATGCAAAAACAAATTAAACAAGTAAAGGAATTTCAAGATGCCTTTGGGAGAACAACGAGAAGAAGACCGATAAACATTCCTTTAGAAGATTTCTCATTGAGAAGTAAGTTAGGTTCAGAAGAATTGGAAGAATACTTTGAAGCTTGTGCTGAAGATGATGTTGTGGAGATTGCAGATGCATTGGGCGACCAATTATACATCTTGTTAGGAACGATATTAGAACACGGTATGCAAGACATTATAGAAGACGTGTTTAATGAGATACATAGAAGCAATATGAGCAAATTAGATGCTAAGGGTAAACCTGTAATAAACGGCACTAATGGCGTGTATGATATGAATAAGCCAATTGGCAAGGTGTTAAAGAGCAAACGATTTACACCACCAAATTTAAAACAATTTATAAACAACTAAGGATATGGGATTTCAATTAAACGATTGGGTAAAGCTTGTCGATGGTGACTACACGACAGTAACCCACAGCACATTTCAAGAACTACACACGGTGGAAGCTGTGGATTTAGACGACCATTGGTATTCGTTATTAGGCTTTAACAAGGTTTATTACAACGATAAGGACTTATCAGAAGGCTTTTATTGGAACTTACCGTTACACAAAGGCGCTACATTCGATTCAGACTTGGCTATTATCAATTTTGAGAAGGATAAGAAAGGTGTGTATTTATTCCCTTATGAAAATGTAACGTTTAATTACGTCCACGAGGTACAACAAATTGTACGCTTGATAAAAAACATTGAAATAAAAATCGAATTATAATGAACCACGAAGAAGCGCAAGTAAGAATACTTAAGGTCTTATTGTATGGCCAATTATTAATAGAGGCAAATGACGACTTAGAAGAAACACCATTTTTCAAGAAGACGTTAAAGCATACTGTAAATAAGGCGACACAAGAAGTAGAAAAGCAGATAAAGACACAGATTGAGCGTGTATATAAGGCAGATAATGAATTTTGCACAAATATTTTCAATCAGATAGATAATGCCATTGGTAAGATAGCAGAATTGGGTGTGGATGAGATGCCGATGATAAACAAGCTTCTGGATGAATATAAGAAAGATCCAAAGTATTGGAAAGACAACTTGATTGTTCAATTTAATAAAGTAGTGTAATGAAAATATTAGCGTTAGATCCTGCATCAACAACAGGATATTGTACAGAAACGGCATCTGGAATATGGGATTTAAAACCAAAGTCATACGAAAGTAATGGTATGAAATTCATTAAGATGAAGTCATCTATACACGAAATTGTTGAAGCAGAAGAAGTTACATTAATTGTATATGAAAAACCAGGAGGTCGTCATTACAATGGCTTACGTTCTCACGCTAATTTTGAAGGTGTTATCGTATCGTATTGTGAGGAAAACAATTTGGATTACAAAGATTATTCAGCTTCAGAAATAAAAAAATTTGCCACAGGCAAAGGTAATTCTAATAAAGATGCAATGATAAAGGCTTGCCAAGAAACTTACGGTTTTAAACCTATAGATGACAACCAAGCAGATGCAGTACACCTTTATCACTTAGCATTACAACAGTTTAAAATAAAATAATAAAAATGGATTTTTTACCCACAAAAGAAGAAATAAAAAAACATTTTAACGCACTTAATAAATCATATAAAGAAATGATAAATCAAGGTCATTTAAAACTTATTGAAGATGATAAATTGAGTAACGATGAATATAGGGTAAGCAAAGCAATTCCAGTAACAGATATTGGAAGAGATTTTCTAAAATTAAAAAAAAAGTGGCGATCCCAAAACGGAGTATGTGAGAGAACACTTTAATTAAAGAAACTCGGAGTATGGACTTAGACCGTAACCATACGCCACTTTTAAAAAAAAATAATATGACTAAATCACAAAAGTTTTAAAACAAGAGAGTATGAAAAAGTTTAAAAAAAATATGGTTATATGTTTTTTTGAAGGCATTAATAGAATTGGCTATTACGATAATAGAATTGATAGATGGGTTATTCATTCAGATGGATTACAGAGGTATTTAAAAAAAATTGATAAGTATAAAAAAATAAAAAATGACTGAAGCAGAAGAATTTTTAATGTCACAAGGATTCCATCCTCATAATTTGATTACCAACCATAAAGGAGAAAGAAAATTATTTGCAGGAGTTATGATAGAATATGCAGAAAAATATTTAAACAATATATCTGAACGTATTAAACTTCTTGAAAATAAAAACCACTCCAAATCATATCAATTTACAGATATTGAAAGAAAAGCAATCAAGTTTTTAAAAGAAACAGATACTATGCAATTTAGCACATTTGAATTGCTAACTATGTTTTATGAACACCAAAAGAAAGAATAAAAAAATATGGAAGAGATTGTAAGAATACTAAAAGAATTTGAAAGCTTAGGCTTAGATGGCAGGGCTACTATAAAAGAGAAACATTACAGAGCTTTGGCAGCAGAAATAACAAAATCTATTAATCATTTACCCGAATATGAAGACCTAAACGATCATTTGGAAAAAGATGGGTTTTATCAAAAAAACCAAAACTTTAGAACGGCTTACGAATTAGGAGCTAGGAATGCTTATTACTTTATGCAAGAAGAAAAACATAAAAATGAATGTTTATGAAATGGAAATTTAAGCAACTAAAAAAAAAGCTTTTATACTTAATTCTTTATCGTGCTTATTGGAAAAAACTATGGGTATCGGAAAGCGATCATTCAAATTGGGAAATAGTAAATGATTCAAATTGGGAAATAGTAAATGATTCAAAAAAAGTTACGTTATTATATATTCCTGAAGATGATTATAGTAAAAATGATATACACATAACAGTTCCGTATCATCATTTTGAAGACTTAATAAAGTTTATGATTAGAATAAGATAAATGATGTTAATAGATAACAAATTTAATATTTCTGATAGGGTTTACTTAGAAACAGACACAGAACAGATTGAGAGAATTGTAACTGAAATTCTTATAAGAAAATCAAGTATTATGTATGCTTTAAGTTGTGAAACTAATGTGAGCTGGCATTATGATTTTGAAATAACGGCAACAAAGAATGTTTTAAAATCAACTACAAATTAATTCAATTATGAAAACAATAAAAGATAAGTTGAAAGAACACTTTAAAAACACACCAGACAGAACAGTTAAACAAGAATGGGAATCAACAGAGGTTTTTGATAAAATAAACTCTCCTAAAGTTTCAGATTTTCTAAAAGGTAGTGATGCAATTATAGGAGACAATAAACGATGAGTATAGAAGAAATTATTAAAATGGCACATAATTATGGGTGTTTGTACGAAAGCACTTTAAGCGAGGTGTATAGTCAAGAAACTTTATTAAAAGACATTAAAAAAAACTTAATTATGACACCTAAAGCAAAAGCAAAGGAATTAGCAGAAAAATTTACAAATAGTACTGACGTAGTAAAACCTAATATTGGAAGTATTGAAAAGGCTTTGCTTTGTGTTGGTTTTATTATTGAAGCTGAACCAAGCAAAAAAAGAAAAACTTTAACTATGGTAGGTGAAAGAAAAATAACAGTATCTAATAAAAACTATTGGAAAAAAGTTAAAAAAGAATTGCAAGATTTAGAAAATTGTAGTGATGCAATTATAGGTGATAACCATAAAGAAGACATAGGTGGCTTTTAAAATATCAGACCTAATAAACCTTACGCCAATAAGATGTGTTGTAAGCATTTTTGATGATGATGCACATAGAATTATTAGTAAAGAGGGACGTAAGATATTAGACGACAACAGAACGGTCTATATAATTGATAATTATAATCATAAGCAATGCATCTATACCGATACACTAAAAAATACTATGAACACCAAGACAATCTTTTAAAAATTACTAAGATGAAAAAATCTCTAAATAAACAAGAAGGTTTAAGATTTAATAAAGGCAAGACAAGATATGATCTAGTTCCATCCTATGCACAAGAACAATATGCTAAAGTTTTAACCAAAGGCGCAGAGAAGTACGCAGAACGGAATTGGGAAAACGGAATGAAATGGAGTAAAGTCTTAGCTTCTCTAGAAAGGCACTTACAAGAGATTAAGAAAGGCGAAGATTATGACGAGGAAACAGGATTACTGCACTCTGCTCATATAATGTGTAACGCATCTTTTTTAACAGAGTATTATAAAATATATCCGCAAGGAGATGATAGGCCACATAGGTATTTAAACCAACCAAAAATAGGATTAGATATAGATGAAGTTTTAGCAGATTGGGTAGCGTATTGGTGTAACCATCATAACCAAGAGATACCAAGCAATTGGCATTTTGATAGAAATATTAAATCCAAGTTTGAAGCATTAAAAGACGATAAGGAGTTTTGGTTATCAATACCGCCAAAGATAAAGCCAGAAGAACTACATTTTGAACCTAAGTGCTATATCACTAGCAGAAGCATTCCAACAGAATGGACGGAAGAATGGTTAGACAAGAATGGATTCTCTTCAGCTAAAGTTTATAGTGTAGGCATTGGCGAGAGCAAATTAGAGGTAGCCCAACAATCTGGAATAGATGTTTTTATTGATGATTGCTATGATAACTTCTTAGAGTTAAACAAGAATGGCATTTGCACCTATTTACTAACAGCAAAGCATAATGAAAGATATGATGTAGGACATAAGAGATTGCAACATATTTCAGACTTAAAATTTTAAAACTAAATATTCTACCAATGGATTATAACAAGCAACTACAACGCATATTAAGCAATGACAATAATTACAAGATTTTAATTAATGTAATACAAGAAAAACTAAAAAAGGAATACGAATACAATCGTGTTGAATTTTATGTAACTAACCTAAAGGAAAGCAAGGAAAACGTAGAGTGCGAATTAACCACAATATTTGAATGTGAAAAAGGAATTATTAAACAAATATATCCTTTAACATTTAAGAGTCTTGTAGAATTTAAAGAAGCATCATTTGAACAAACAAGCTTTTTTGTTTCTACTGTATTAGCTTTTTTAATCAACAAGGATTAAAATGAAAGTAAGCTTTGATTTCGACCATACGCTAGACCAAGAGCATATACAACTATTGGCAAAAAAGTTTATAGACTTAGGCGCAGATGTATATGTAACCACTAGCCGACCAAAACATATTAAGAATGTAAATATAGAAAACACAGACCTATACAACATTATTAATTACCTAGGCATAGACAGGAACAACGTAAGATTCACGCACTACGAAGACAAGTACACCTACTTAAAAGATTTCGACCTTCATTTTGATGATGACGATTACCAAGTAGAATTAATTAACCAACACCCTAGTAAATGTATTGGGGTTATAACCTCTAAACCCACACTAAGATTATGAAAATTATAGGAAACCGCGTATTAGTATTAAAAGACAAGCCTAAGCAACAAACAGAAGGTGGTATTATCTTACCTACAACACGCCAAACCAATAATACTGGCGTTGTAGAAACCATAGGAAACAAAGTCCTGGAGATAAAAGAAAACGACAAAGTGATGTTCTATATCGATGCAGGAACGCCAATGAATATAGATGGCAAAGACTACGTATTATTAACTGAAGACAGAGACGTTATAAGCATTTTATAGATGAAGATTACACCTAAATTCGATTTCGGACAAAAGGTAATGGTAAAAGCAGATGACCACAGAGGATTAAACTTTGTGGTTTCTTACACTATTATGCGAGGTGGCGAGATACTTTACAATTTATCTAACGATCACGGTGTGGCAACCTATTACGATTTCGAGTTGGATGATTATGAAAACAGATTAAACTACAACAATTAGTGAAATATCTTGTAAATGAGAACGCCTACACCATAAGCTATGTAGAGTTAAGGGAATTATACCAAACCTATAAAGCCCTTAATGATGAAGAGTTTAAGAGGCGTTTACCAGAAGTGTTGCATTTTGCTTGCATCTGTGCGTTCTATAAAGAAATACCAACGCATATATGCCTTAGTGATGAAGGTGTTATACACCAACTTGTGCATTTACTACACCTAACCGATGAAGAGCCGTTAATAAAAGTAGCGGAAATAAGAGAACAATTTAACAAGGAACTAAAACTTGCTTAGTGCTAAAAAAAAAAGTCTTAAATACGCCTTAAAAAAAATACAGAAGACAGACACAGGAGATGTCGAACTTTTGGATTTTAAAACATTTAAGTATGAAGGTGCTTCTGTAAAACGCTATTTCAATACGTTACAGCCCTTGTTTCAACTTAATAAGGCAGAACGTTTGTTATTAGATTTTATAACAGAAGAGATGGACGAAAACAACTTAGTAACCAACAGCACAAAGCTTAAAGAGAAGTTTAACACGATGTTGTCTAACGCAAAGCAAAACGTTTACAAAGACAACTACATTAACCAATGCTTTACCACATTGTTAGAGCATAACTTTATATTGGCAGAAAAAGAGCGTGGTCTTTACCAAGTTAATCCGTTATACTTTTTTAAGGGAACAGAAAAAGATAGGGAACGCAGAATACGCAGGAATTTAGAAATAAAGAGTAAAGTATTCTTAGATCAAAAAAGACGTGCTATTATTCTCCGTAAAGGGATTTTTTAAATTCAGATTTCTCTTGGCTGTTTATTTTCTTAATCAGCTTCAAGGCTTTTTTATCGTAAGCATTAAGATTCTTATATCTAAAATGCCTATTCCAATCTTCTGGTATTTTCATTTCACCAGAAAGCATCTTATAAAATTCTCTAACAATACGTTTCTTCTTGTTGCTTATGGTGTATATGGTCTTACCTAGATGTTCACCAATATTAACTTTTTCTACTAAACCTTTATCTAAACCATTCTTAATACTCCTAAACTTAAAAGGCTTAGGGATAGCCACATAATCTCTCTGCGTAAAATACTGCATAGGGTAAAGCTTAAGTAGTATTTCAAGTTCCTTTAAGTCAACACTATGCTTCTTTTGAATGTATTTTCTTACAACGTGAAGGTTTTCCAATAAATCAAATCCCCTTGAAAACCCAAGGTAAGCGCGCTCATTCTTAATTGAGTAACGTTCTAATAAATCTACTTTGTTGTTATTCTTATTCACCCAAATATTTTTTTTAGCCATTTGTACTAAGGTGTCCTTGCTAATTCCTTCAACCTCACTACCTGTTTGTATACCCCTTTTTTTCGCCATAATCCTTGCTAAATTATTGATACTGTAAATATAATGAAATTGCATTACATATAAAATATTTATATCTTTGTGGTTCTATATAAATAAAATTTATTATGGCTTATAAACTCTATAAAGACGGCAATTACTTAGTGATTGACAATACCATAACAGGTAACTTAGAATTTACAAGGCCATTAAGTAAGTGTTACACCTATGTAAAGGATGATAAGATTTTTGTAAAGGCAGATGATGGTCATATTGCTTCTTTCAACATAAGTGAACTTATAGATGCAGACGATGTAGCTATTAATGAAGCAGATGCTATTCAATTTTCAAGAAACAGTACGGGTTTTAATACGGCTGTGGGAGGTAGCACAGCAGGTAACGCATTTTACGAAGATACACAATACACGTCAGCATCGCCATTTTCAATAACGGCAAACACCAAAACAGCGTTACCAAATAACGCATTATTAAAGGAAGAAACATTTTTACCAACAGATGTAGACACCTATTACGATGGTGTGAGCATCAAAGGAAAAAAAGGAGATGCCGTTGCTGTAACTGTGGAGTTTAGGATAACACCGACACTCGCTACAAATTACATACAAATCTCATTAGATGTCGGTGGTGATACTGGAGATCGTATTAAGAAACACCACGCTTTACCAGGAGGTGTTACCACAAAAGCAATTAGTAAAACATTTGTATATCCACAAACCCAAGATTGGGAAGACAACGGTGCAAAAGTAATGTTGTTCTGTAATTCAGATTGTTCCGTTTACGATGTGAAATACGCCATTGTAAAATTATAGTATGAAGATAGATAAGGATAAGTTTTTTGAAGCATATAGAAGTAAGATAGGTCGTATTGGCAAATCTGAAACCGTTAGGACTGTTGAGGCTTTATTAGAGAAGTGTAACCTATTAGATGCAACATTAGAGCAAACCGCATACATACTTGCTACAGCCTATCACGAAGCAAGAGACAAAGATAAGGTACACGGCTATAAGTTTCACGATTTCTTTCCTATTGAAGAACGTGGGAGTAATGATTATTTCATAAAGAGATATTGGAACAATACGCGTGTAAGAAAGTGGTTAGGAAACAAAACACCACAAGATGCAATAGATTTTAGTGGAAAGGGATTAGCACAAGTAACAGGGCGATTTCACTTTGAAAGATTAGGAATACAGAAAACACCTTGGAAGTTATTGGATATTAAATTCTCGGCATTCACGATAGTAAATGATATGCTAAAGGGAAAATATACAGGCGTAAAGTTAGGACGATATATAAACGAGGAAAAGACAGATTACGAAAACGCAAGACGAGTGGTTAACGGCACAGATAAGGCATCGCTTATATCTGGATATGCCAAAACATTTGAAACCATTTTAAAAGAAAGCAATGCCTAGAATAAGTAATAAGGTTATTTATAACCAAGATGCCACGCCTAATCTTAAGGATTATGTAATAGGAACAGATATAAACGATTTTAAACGCACTAAGAATTATAATCTTAAGAGCATTTTTAATTTATTTAATAATGCCAATGGTGTTTCTAATAACCTTTATAAGTTTTCATTATTAGAAGACGAAGAAAATTACTTAACGCCAGGTGTTTTATCTTTAGAAAGCACGAATCTAAATGGTGTTTTTACAATATACCTAAACAAAGAAAACACAGAAGGCACTAACCTATCTGTATTGTTTGCTAAAATGGACGAAGGGTTTTCTGGCAGACATCATAAACTAAGATTAGAGAGCGCATCAGATAAAAATTTCTTTATCAATCTCAACATAAGAGATATGATAAGCTATGCAGATTATATTAGTATAGAAGTTGAATTGTCGGATGCAGGGAGTATAGGAGATTTAATTCAAGAAAGCTTTTATGTGGTTTCATTTATAGTAGATGAAGCACATTATGAGATAAGCCAACAGATAAAATTAGACGATACAGAAGGTAATATAGACCAATTAGTAACATCTGCAATAAATAAGTTACCACGATTCTATGTAAAACCAAATGAAACGAGAAGTGTATTTGTTGATTTTGTGAGTGGTAACTCACTTTATAGAAAACATTGGAGATTACGTTACTCTGGTAGATACTATGGTGTAGGACACCCAATAAGCTACCATAGCCATATAAAAGTAGATCACGTTGAGATTTTAGTCCAAAACATTTCTAACCAAGGTAATATTGTAGACTTGGGAGAAATTGGATCACCACCTTTAGACAATGAAGGAAACCCGATAAGCAGAGAATTACACTTAAGCAATTACATTAATAGATTAGGAACAAGCATTACCTTGAAATTAGGAAATGTAGTTACAGCTTTATTTAATACAGAAGAATATAATTTTTATTTTAATGGAGATGAAGCGTTATATGGCATTAATGACGAAGAGACTGTTGAGGAAAACTTTAATGAATTTGATTCAGAAGAAGTGCCTATTGATGTAGAAGTTAATAATGGTATTGAGCCTTACTATATAAGTCCAGAACCAACACCACAGACGGAGAACTTCTTTATAGATGTAATCGTAGCAGATAACATTAACAACAGAGCGCAACAGATACCACAATCAAGCAAGCTTATATACATCTATACGTTATTTCAGTATGGTGGTCAAAGTTTCCGTAAGATATGGGTATTAGACAACTCCAATAGAGCGTATGGTCAAGGCACGCCACCAATAGGAGCAGGAAACTTAATAGAGTTCAATACGCAGGCACTACAACAGAATAGCGTTGTAGACTTGGGAGATATTGGTGCACTTGTAGGGGATGAGACGTATGAAGAACATCTAAGGGATTATATAAACGCACAAGACCCATCGATAGGGTTAATCAATAGCGGAACGATACGAGCAGACTTTGGTGGTGATATAAGGGAGTTTAACTTTAGTAATGTAACTGGTGATTATGGTCTTAATGTAAATCAAACAGAGGTTACAGATTTTCAGTTATATGGAGAAAGTAACAATGAAGAAGATGCAGGCACGATAGTAACTAATACATCACAGTTAGTTAATGACGGTGAGGATGGTTCAAGCCGTTTTGTAGAAGAAGATGAGTTAGGGACTATTGCCTATGAAGATAGTAACCAATTTATAAAACAACAAGAACGAGAGATACCTAACGGTATAGCTACTTTAGATGGTGCAGGAAAGCTAAAGACAGACCAAATACCCGACTTGGCAATTACAGACGTAGTAACACCAACAGAAACGACAATAGAGGCATTTGTAGCCAATAATGCTAACTATACATATCAACAAGGCGATGTAATTGTTATAGATGATGGAAGTGGAAATGTAACTCACAATATGTACAAAGGCGGTGATAAGTCTCTTGTATCATCTTATAGTGAGATAAATGCTTCTGAATTTGCTATATCACAGATAAACGGCTTGCAGGGTGAGTTAGATAATACGGTAAAAAATACTGGACAGGCATCACAGACAGTTGATGGTATATTTATTTTTGAGAAATTAGCAACTAATAGTATTTTAGGTGACAAAATATCTTTACTGCAAGACAGGTTTGATTCAATACAGATGTATGGTTTTGGAGTTGCACCATTTGAATTGTATTATAAAAGTACAGGAACACACTCTTTTTATAAACTTTCAAATGGGGGTGATGGTTTAAACCCAAACGGGGTTTTGAAAGCGGGTAAATACATTACAAGTGGCGGAGACGGCACAAACTTAATAGACGACAATGGCGACTTAGTGCCTAAGAGATTAAGTTCTTTTCAGGATGATATAGGTGCTACAGAAGGTATATTACCTTTATCTGTTCTTATAGATTCAATTAATGGTGATGACTTAACAGGACAACTAGAAAACTTTGGTAAGCCTTTTAATACATTTCAAGGTATGATTGAAGCTCTACCGCCAACAACAGGAGAGACTTACGACATATATCTAACAGGAGGTACTTACCATATATCTAGGAGAATTTCAGCCAGAAACTTTAATTTTATAGCAAGATCTGAAAGCACTTTAGACTTTACAAATCAGTTTGAAGATGATGGCGTTACAAAAGCTACAAAAGTTTTTGTTGGAAGTGATACAGGTAAGTGGAATTTTGAAGGGGAAAATATAAATTTAAAGTGTACAGATTTAAACCAAAGAAGGTTTCAAGGTGACACAGGAGGCGTAATATTTTTAAGCGGTACTATAAAAAATATAGAGTGGCTTTCATTATCAGCAGGTAGTGCATCACAATTTACATTATCAGGTTGTAACTTAAAGGTAGAGGAGTTTAACAATGGAGGCAATGTTATAAATGCTTTTGCAACCTCATCTGGAAGTAATAACCACCTAGAGTTTGAAAACACTATTATAAGTAATGATTTTACCTTTGTAAGATCATTTAATGGAAAATTAATAATAGGCAGTATTGAGGATAACAACACGAACAATGTTTTGGTCACCACTACAACAGTAGATTCAAACATATTAGAAGTAGAGGTAGGCTCTAGTTTAAACTTCGACGGAGAGTTTGCAGTCTTAGGTACTACAGTATTTTTCAATAACACAAATATATCTGATAATATTTTTGTAAGGTTTTCTCGTGGTATTTTTTCTGGTAATATTATTAGTAATACATATAATGGAAATAATCAAGTTTCAAACAACATCTCTTTCAAAAATTTTGATGGTAAACTATCAAGGTTTTTTGTCACACAAGGAAATAAGGTAACATTTATAAACTCTAATATAGTAACTAATGATTATTTAGTTGCTAGTGGTATTGCAACAGTTGACACCACAGAGATAGTTGATTTTATAGGCTTTAATACAGTGTTTCAAGAAGATCTAACAAAACCTTTTTTAAGGGCTTTAGAAGATTATCCAATAGATTTAAAAATTAATGGTACTCTAAAATCTAATGTTGACACTTACGGAGAGTTTGTTAATTATGAGGTAACAACTTCTACATTTAAAGAGAAATCTAATGAAATAGTTATTAGGTCTAAAGTAGATTTAGTTAACAGAATATTAGATCCTAACTTAGCCTACATAATAGATGGAGAGATAGAATTATTAGCAGGTGAGTATATATACTTGGGATCAGAAGGAAATAATTTAACTATAAATGGTTATGGGTTAGAACTATCCAAGATAACTAAAAACGTATTAGACGAGCCTATATTTATTAAAGATCCTAATAATGTAAACTCTGGTGGATTACAAATATTTAGCTTAAAATTAACAACACCACAGTCAGGAGTGTTTGATATAGATAATGTAAACTCTACAGATGCTATAGAAATAAACGTAGTTAATTTTGAAGGGTGTAAAAGTATAGGTAAAATAGCTAACTACAGGCAATTTTTAGGTACAACTTTAGGGATATATGGAGTAGATAATGGTTTTGAATTAATAGGTACATGGAATGGTTTTAAAGTGACTAATACAAACAGTTTTGGCTCTTTATTTAATAATGGTGTGTTATTTAAGGCAGGTACAGGGTTAGTTTTTAGCAATAGGTTCTATGCAGAGTTAAATGTTTCTATACCTAATGGAGGAGTTCTATCAGATTTTTCACCTTCTAACTTTAGTTCAGAGAAGTTGTTTCAACTAAAGAATGGTCAATATAGTTATAATGGTACAACAGTTGTTTTAAATACTACATCTCTTTTACCAAATATAACATCTAAAGATACAGAGGTGTTATGGCAAGGTAATCAAGGCATACAGGACAGCGTATTTAAGGTGTTTGATTTTGATGTATCACAACTAGGATCTTACGTAGACGACACAGATGCATCTACAGGTGGAGTAGAAATAGGAGAAGCTTATTTTGACTCAACAACAGGGTATCTTAAAAGAAGAGTATCATAATAATATAACCCTATGAGAACGTACATAATTTACAAACACGGCACTAATACCGTAACACTATAAGTTAATGACACTAATTATTTTACTCCAAGACATATCTAATGGCGATGTAAGAATGCCTGTATGGGCATTAGTGCTTTACTACCTACTTGGTGGTGTGGGATTGTTTTGGAGTAAACTAAGCCCTTTGTTCTTAAAGAAAGACGAGAATAAGACTACAATAGAATTAAAACGCCTTGATTTAGAGGATAAGTTAGACGAGAAAGACAGACAGATTTTGCGTGAAGAACTGAATAGAATGAAGGTTGATTTAGATAAATATAAAGATTTATATAAAAAGCAAACCGAAATATTAAATGAAGAACGAAAACTAAGGAATGAGCAAGATAAGATTTTACGATCTATTTCTATTTCGTTTGAGATTATGCATAGGAATCTGAAAAACAAGATGCCAGAAGATGCAGATTTATTGTTATACCTAAAAAGAGTTGTAGATGGTGGATTTGATAGATAATATGAGGTTAGACACCGCTATAATGGCATTAAGCTGTACGATTGTTGCATTGGTAATGTTTAGCTTTTATAGGGCATTACAAAATGTAGGGAGTTTAATACTGAAAGTTTTTTTCCTATTGTTCGGTACGTTCTTATTGGCATTGTCGGCATTTTTTGTATTCCCTAACATACACACGTTATTGCTTTCAACATTTATAAGTATAGCAGGTGCATTGTTGGCAGTATATATGTACAAATACATCTTAAGGTACTTTAAAAAAACAGGAGTAGCTGTGCTACCTAAGATAATGAAGGATCTTGCGGTTATGAATTTCTTAGTACAGACCACAAAGATAAGTAGGAAACCAAAGGTAAATAAGATAACAGAAAAATTCTCGGCAAAACATATTGAACTTATTGACAAGCAGATATTAAAAAGTGCTAAACCTGGAGAACCATTTTACTTAGATAAAGAGAAAAAAGTAAAAGCAGTAAAAGAGAATATAGACTATCCAGGAATGTTCTTTACAACAACGAGTGAGCCAGAAGGCGTAATAACAAGACATTGGCATAACATTAATGAAAATGTAAGCGTAAAGGAAGGCGATATAACCATTGCCGTTTATATGCCTAGTGGTGAGTTTAAAACCACAAAAACTTATAGGAAAGGCGATACATTCCCTATAAATATAGGAACAATACACGAAGTAACAACAGTAAACGGATATGTGATAAAAGTTTACTTCCAAGAAGATTAATTATGCAGAAGTATTACAAGTACATAGGTGTTTTCATAATAGGGTTTATTGTAAGTTTTATATTATTCAAATCCTGTTCAGAGGAAACCACCAATACCGTAACAGAAGAACGCGTAGTTATACGAACAGTAAAAGACAGCACAGCATTAAAACCTATTGATACTGTATTTGTAACACAAAAACCAGTAAAGATTGTTGTTGAAAAAGAAGTTGTTAAGGAAGTACCTATTTACATTACCGATAGCACCGCCATTACAACCACTAAATATGTAGGGCAAGACACACTAACAAATGGCTTGGTAGATTATGAAATCTATGCCGACAACCTATACGCTACAAAATTTAAACTCACTACTAAAGATAGTACAGTATACGTAACCGAGAAGACCACAAAGAAGACGATTAAAAGCGGTTTACTGTATGGTGGTGGCATAAGGTTATCTGGAAACGGTTCAGCCTTTAGAGGTGCTAATTTAGGATTACAATACAATCACAAGCAAAAATGGGCTATTGATTTAAGTGCAGATTATGATGCATTTGTTCCCCAAGGTGAGAGTAAATTAGGTGTAGGATTACGCTTATGGCTTTCATTTTAACATATTAGATATAAATATATTATATTTGTAATATAAATAAATAATACTAAATGGGAAGATTTAGACCAGACTTTTCTAACGCAAGGCACGTAGAACCGTTCATTGACAGAATTAAAGAACTAACCACAGAGGAATTAAACGCTCTGTTTAACAAAGATGATGGTTCTAAAACAAACGTAAAAGAGACTGAAAACGGCATAAGTCTAACCTATCAAGGAGGCAAACCGTTAGATACCAAAGAAAAGGCTATAGCCCATTTTAAGATAGATACCAAAGAGAATGAGGTGGTATCTTTTGAGTGCAAGAGTTGGACAACAACAATGAAGTTAGACAACAAATATCCTATACAAGTTATTAATTACGGTGTATCGTTGTTGCTTAAAAAGAAACCAAAGGAACTTAATTTCAAGTATAAAGCCAAACCCTATAAGATCAAGAAAAAAGTAGGTAAAGGCGACTTGGTGTTACCACTTTCAGATTTTCATATAGGTGCATACGTTGCAGACTTGATTAAAACCAAAGACTTTAATTTAGATATTATCTGTGGTTATTTAGAACAAATAGCTGAAGACGTGAATAATGATCGCTTTAAAAAAGTACACTTAATGCTTTTGGGTGATTTTATTGAAAGCTTTACAGGGCTTAACCATATAAACTCTTGGAAGGGGTTACATAAAGATAGCTATGGTATGGGTGCTGTAATATTAGCACACGAGATATTATCAAAACACCTATACTCAAAACTTCACAATTTAGAATCGGTAGACTTTTGTTCTGGAAACCACGACAGGGTAACAAGCAATAATAAAGAAGACACTAATGGCGAGGTAGCTAAAATGCTTCATTATTTATTTGATAAAGATTTTAAAGATGTTGAAAGTACCTATTCAGATGTCATTATAAGACGTAAGGTAAATGACATAGGTTATTTAGCAACTCACGGCCACTTAGGGCTAAGTAAGAAAGACACAGGTAAGATTGTGCAAGACTATGGGTTTATAGATGTTAACTACCACGTTGTATTACAAGGTCATAATCATAGCAGATCGGTTATGAAATACTTTAAGAAGCTAATCGCAAAGTATGAAGATATGATTGTAGTACAGCACGATAGTTTGGATTACAGAAAGATAACAGTACCGCCATTGTTTACAGGTAATCCATATAGCGAAGGCTTAGGATATACCTCTACCGCAGGATTCACAAAGCTATGGCGTAACAAATATGGGAAATTAAATCATTTAGATATAACAATATAATATGCAAGGATTAACAGAATATATCATAGAAATCAAGCAAGCGTTTAAGGACAAGATTAAAACAGATAGCGGATTAGAATTACACTTAGATGCTAGACATTCGCCAACATTGGCATCCAACAAAAATGGAAAAGTTGTCTCTACTCCGCTTTTATCTGAAACACCTATACAAGTAGGCGATGATGTTGTTATTGATCCTACTGCTGTATTCAATAGAAGATACAGAGGGATAGATGAAGACAGTAACTTTTTGGTGGATAAAGAAAAAGGATGGTATCGCTTAACGCCAGAGTTAATTTTACTGTACAGGAAAGATAGTGATGATAAATGGAAAGCTAACGGAAATAATGTGTTTGTTGAGCCTATTGAAAAAGCTTCAGAAACACCTAAGAGTAGCTTAATCATTATGCCAGAAGAAACGAAAGGTTATGTAGAAGGTGAGGCTATTTTAAAGTTCCCAAACAAAACCCTTGAAGACGAAGGTTTAATAGAGGACGACTACCTATACATACGTAAGGAAAGAGATATAGAATACAAGTTGGACGGAAAAACATATTGGTGGATAAGAGATGTAGATGTATTAGGCTATAAACCAAGATATGTAGGTGGTTGTGATCCTTATGAATTTTCAGATAACTAAAAAAATTTGAATTAGTAAATAGATAAAATCTATGGAAAAAGAAATTAAAAAAGAGAATTACTATAAAGAAGTCTTACCTAAACTGGTTGACAAATTTAAGGTTGCCATTGAGCAATGCTTACAGATTGTTGGGCAACCTATTGATGATGATATAAATGACGATAAGCTGTACAATGTTTTAAAATCTAAGCGACAAGCTTCTGAAGATGCTAAATATTACGCACAGCAAATAGATATTTTACAGAGTGAGATTAACGGTGAAGACACCAAAGAAGAAACTGAAGAAGAGACAACAATAACCACTAAAAGTTGGGCAAAGCGAAAAGCTAGAACGTGATACATTATTTAGGAAACATATCGCATAAAGTTAGGCAAGGCGTTAAAGAAGAACGCAACAAGAAGAAGCTTTGGAATTACGGCTACGATAAAGATTTTGACATTATCGTAATATCCAAGGACGGCACTATTGGCGATATATATGAAGTTAACGGCATTCACATTGCAGTACCTTCTGTTCCTAAAGATGAAACATTAATCATTAATCACGATGCTAAACCTACACAACAAAAGTGGAAACGAGAACCACTACCAAAAGGCTTAAACGAAGAAACTCAATTCAACAGCGAATATAGAGCCTATATAGAAGAAGAATTTAGAAGACGAGAAGAAGGTGTCTTTATCTACATAAACGGAAAGTTGGTATATCTCACAGGTACTATGTATTTCTTTTTACAATGGAATAGATTGGACGAAGGCTATGCAGATTTTAGGGTGATACAGAATGAGTTAATGATTTATTGGGAAGCTTGCAAGGCAGACCAAAGATGCTATGGTATAATCTATGTAAAGAACAGACGTTTTGGATGGAGTAGTATTTGTAATGCAGAACAAATAGATTCTGGTACACTAGCAGAAAACAAAGAACTTGGTATTATCTCTAAGACAAGGGAAGATGGCCGTAAGATGTTTGGAAGATTAGTAAGGGCTTTTAAAAAGTTACCGCCATTCTTTATGCCAAGTGTAGATGGTAATACCACACCAAAACAAGAACTTATTTTAAGCGAACCTTCCAGGAAACGCAAGCAAGGTGAAAAAAGAGAATTAGAAGAAGGCTTAGACACGACTATACGATTTCACTCTACCGTACTAAACGCAATGGATGGTGATAAAATATATAGATCCTCTATCGATGAGTGTTTTGGTAAAGGCACTAAAATACTAATGGCTGATATGACATTTAAGTCTATTGAAGATGTAAATGTAGGTGACTATGTTATTGTTGAAGGAAGCAAGAAATTAAGAGTAGCTAAGAGAATGTACGGTATTGATGATATGTATAAAATATCACAACCATATTCTGAAGACTATGTTGTAAGTTCTAAACACAGATTATATTTAGAACAACGTTGTAAAGTAAAGTCTATAAAAGATGATGGTATTAAGGTAATGACACCAGAAGAGTACTTAAGTCTTGGTAAATACAGAAAGCGAACAACATATGGAGTTAGAAGTAAAGGAATTGAATTAGAATACAAAAAAGTAAGTTTAGATCCTTACTTATTAGGACTTTGGTTAGGTGATGGATTTAATGATAACTCTTTAATTTTAGTGAATACAAAAGAGGATATAGAAATTTCTAATTTCATTAAACAATATGCTAAAGATAATGACTATAGCCTTAGTATTAATAAAACAAAATCTGATGTATGTAAAAAGTACACACTAAAAAGACCTTTAAGGCAATCTCATTTAAACGGTAATTCTGTAAAAAACAAGTTTATGGATTCTTTAAGAGAATATTCTCTTTTTAAGAATAAACACATACCAACAGATTATCTAAACAACTCCAGAGAAGTAAGATTAAAAATGCTAGCAGGACTTATTGATTCTGATGGTTATTTATCTTACGAAAACAATTCCTATACTTATGAGATAGGTATGGGTAAAAAAGATTTATTAGATGACATTATTATGTTATCACGCTCTTTAGGATATAGAGCCAATTCTAAACACCACAAAACAAACTTTGATACAGACTCTTGGAGGTTATTTATATCTGGCGAAAACCTTCACGAAATACCTTGCTTGGTTGACCGCAAAAAAGTTCCAAAAACATACAAGAGACAATACGCAAGTCATATTAATAAAATAGATGTCACACCAATTGGTAAAGGTGAGTATTATGGAATACAACTAGAAGCTGACAATGATGATGATAGAAGATTAATTTTAGGAGATTTTACCATTTCTATGAACTGCGGTAAATACCCAAAAGATTGTCCATTCGACCAATACTGGGGAATCGTAAAGACATCGCACCGCCAAGGCGTTCGTATTGTAGGTAAGGCAATGGTAGGCAGTACTGTAAATGCTATGAGTAAAGGTGGTAGGGAATTTAAAACTGTGTATGATAGTTCTAACCCTACAGAACGCAACGCCAACGACCAAACAAAAAGTGGGCTATACCAATTATTTATTCCTGCACAATACTGTTTGGAAGGTTATTTTGATCAATACGGATTCAGTATAGCAGACACACCAAGTAAACCTATTAAGAATGACTTAGGTTTAATGGTAGAGATTGGTGCAAACCAACATATAGATAATGATTTAGAAGGGCTTAAAGACGATCCAGAAGCGTTAAATGAATATCTAAGGCAAAACCCAAGAAAAGAACGTGATGCATTTAGAGATGAGGCTAATGATTGTGAGTTTAACCTTATTAAGATTCAAGAACAGATAGACCACAATGAATTTGACTTACCACAAGGAACAATAGAGCGTGGTAATTTTACGTGGAAAGACGGCATACAAGATACAGAAGTTATTTGGCGACCTAATCAAAACGGAAGATTTTGGATTACACATCACCCACCAGAAGAGATACGTAACAAGCGTGAAAAGAAAATGCTTAACGGTATGTTTGGGTGGCATCCTATGGCAAAGGACGTAGGTTGTTTTGGTGTCGATCCTTACAACAGAAGTAAAACCGCAGATGGTAGAGGTTCATTTGGATCAATACACCTATCTACAGTAAGCAACACCACATACTTGCCAAACAACGCTTTTATATTAGAATATATAGACAGACCACATAAGGTAGAGTTATTCTTTGAAGACGTTATTATGGCTATGGTATATTATTCTATGCCAATGCTTTGTGAATTATCTAACGAGCATTTCCTAAAAATATTAAAACAACGTGGTTATAGGCATTACAGTTTAAACAATCCGTTTAAGCCGTTTAATAAACTTAATCCCACAGAAAAAGAATTAGGCGGTGCGCCACAGCAAAACACTAAAATTGGCGACCAACAATTTTACGCCATAGAAACATATATAGAAGACCACGTTGGTGTAGCGCGTACAGACACGCATAGAGCAACTGGAGAAATGGGCTTTATGCCATTTACAAGAACATTAGAGCAATGGAAAGATGTAGACACCGCAAACCGTACAAAGTACGATGCCTACATTAGTTCAAGTTTATCGCGTTTGGGAAATCAGCGAAGAAAACCAATGATTAAAACACAACCAAAACGAACAGCCAATGTATTTACAAAGTATAACAATACTGGCACAATTAGCAAAATAGCATAACGATGGATAGCAACAAGACAACAGTAGGTTTCCCAGATCCTTTAGAGAAGGATTCTATTAAAAAAACAAATGCCTATGGCTTAAAGATAGCTAAGGCTATTGAACAAGATTGGTTTAATGGTGGTGTGAGTAATAGCGGTAATGAATACCAAGCACGTAAGCAATGGATAGAAGAGAATAGGCTATTTTTTAGAGGTGAGCAAGACGTATCTAGGGATAAAGAACACGTATCGCGTAATGAAGGTGATTTAGACTACATCAATTTAGATTGGACGACTATAAACCTTGTTTCTAAATTCTGTTATATTGTTGCTAATGGCATAAGTGATAAACGTTATAGGTTAGAAGTTCGTGCTATCGACAAGTTGTCTTCTAATATGAAGAAACAGAAAGAAGCCTATTATAAAAAACAAATGCGCGCCAAGCAATTGTATAACAATGCTAAAAAACAATTAGGTATAGACTTAAGACCTAAAGGCTTTGTTCCAGAAGACGAAGAGGAAATGGCGTTGTATATGGAGATTAAGGAAAAGCCGAAAGCAGAAATTGCAGAAGAGTTAATGTTGGAGTACGTTAATAGAGTTAACGACCACGAAGCATTAGAAAAACTTAAAAACTTAGACTTAGTTCTTAATGGTATAGCAGTACAACGTGTATGGACAGATCCTAACGATGGTATTAAAAAAGGTTATGTAGACCCAGAATACTTTGGGCATAGTCAAGTTACAAGAAACGATTTTAGTGATGCTTATTATTTCTTTGAGGTAGATAGTGTTACGATAACAGACATACAACGTGAAGCAGGATTTGATGATGACACACTAAGAAAGATTGCCAAGCAATATGCAAACAAGAATGATTGGATGTCACCTTCAAACTTCAATACGGTAACTATTGATGAGATTGCCAATATTAGGGTTGATGTGATACGCTTTACCTATAAGACCTCTAAGTCTTTAGTGTATAAGAAATCTATTAAAAAAGGAAACCGCATTAAGGTAAGCAAGCGTGATGATAGCTTTGAACCACCACAACGTAACGACTATGGTAGAATAGACCAAGTTTTAGATACGTGGTATGAAGGTAGTTACGTTGTAGGTACACCATACCTATACAACTACCAGGAATGTGAGAACGTTGAGCGTGATGAGATGAATAAAGCCTTACCGCCATACAGAGTAGTGGCAACGGATATTTACAAGAACAGATTACGTTCATTCTTAAGCGATCTTAAACCTATAAGCAAGCAGATACAATACATTCACCTTAAGATGCAACAATTAATTGCAGAATTAAAGCCAGACCTTATTGAGATAGATATAGACCAATTGGCAGAATTAGGCGACGGTAAAGGAGGTAGTAAGCGTGACGATTGGAAAGAAGCATTAAACATATTAAACGTAAAAGGTGTTGTCCTTAAGAAACGTATAGATATGGGAGAGATGGGCATTAAAGAAGGAAACGCGGCTACTCCAAGAGCAAGTCAACAAGGAAGTGCATTAGGTGCATTATTAAACTCTTGGGCGCACTACTACAACCTTATGAGAGATATAAGTGGTGTTAATCCTGTAAGAGACGGATCACAACCGTCAGACAGTTTAGTAGGCACAAACCAAATGGCCTTATTAGCAAGTAATACAGCCACGCAACATATTGTAGACTGTGCAACCTATATGAACAAGAAAGTTGCTGAAACAATATCATCTCGTATACACGGTATATTTAGTAATAAAGATGCAAAACATTTACAAAAGCTTTATGAACGTGCTGTTGGAAAACACAACTTGGAAGCCTTGGAAGCATTAAAAGACAGAAGCTTGCACGATTTTGGATTTACCATTGAGATATTACCAAGTAATGAAGAGATGCAAACGTTTAGAGAAGACCTAAACATTGCTATGAAAGAAGGTTATATAGATGTAGAAGACAAGATGGAAGCCGAGAGTTTAGCTAAAAACAACTATAAGCAAGCAAGAGAATACTTAAAGTACAGAAGAAGAAAGCGTATGAAGCAACGCAATGAAGAAGAGCAACAACGCTTTAAGATGCAAGCACAGAGTAACGCACAAAGCGCAATGGCTAGTGAGCAAGCTAAATCTCAAAGCTATGCACAACAAGCGCAGATAGACGTACAGAAGGCACAGAAACTAGCGCAGTTAGAAATGCTTAAGGAAGAATTTAAGAGCAAGCTTAAAGGCAGAGAGAACGCACAAGACTTTCAGTATGATGCTTACCTTAAGAAGTTAGAAGTTGCAGGAACTATGAACCTTAATACATTTAAGGAAGATAGGAAAGATGATAGATTAAAGTTACAGAGTACACACCAAAGTAAGATGATAGACCAACGTAAGAGAGAGAGTGAACCGATAGAGTTTGATGATACGTTTGACTTTAACTCTGGCTTTAGTTTAAGCTAAGAAAAAACCCCAACAGTTGTCCAGGCTGTTGGGGTTAATCAATAAACAATAAAAAAATTCAAATAAAAATGAAATACTTAGATTACAAATATAGTATAAATTTATTATACTACAATTCTATTATGTCTAAAATATGTTTTAATTCTGATTTATTTTTAATTGTACCATAAAAAACTGTTTTAATACTAGCACTATTATCTGTAAAATATTGAATTGTGTTAATCTCATACCTATGTTTATTTTCTTTCCAAGGCTTATGTATTATATAACATAATTTTTCATCGACACCATAATGAGGTTCTTTGTTAAGACTAAGCGCATAAACATTTTTTAAGTTTTCATTAATTATATTAATATAATGAGCTTTATCTCCTACCACGTCTACAATTCTTTCAGAATACGTTAGTGATTTTTTTCTAAACCCTAAGTCGTGAATATCTTTTTTGTCTAAATGTTTAACTCTTATATTACCTTCTAATATAAAGTCTTTAATCATTTCTAAATCTCCAGTATTATCTAATCCACATACTTCAAACTCCCAATTGCCAGTATTATTATCATCCTCTTCATATTCAAACCCAACGTGAAATTCTTCTAGCTTAGGAATATAATAGTTGGTAATGAAACCTAATTTTTCCTTAATGATGGTTTTATCTGTAATTAATTTACCGTTAAATTTTATGTGATTAAATGATTTTTCGCCAAAATTAAATGCACCGTCTTCACAGAAGATAAATTCAACTAAATCTGATTTTGGAACAGGGAAGGAATCTTTTATGATTCTGTTAATATTTTTCATTTCAATATTTTTTATAGTACCGTAAACAAAGATAGTCTATATGTATAAAATACAACAGTTTGCGATATAAATAATTTATATTAACTTTGTATTTAGTATAAATAAAATTTATCTATGGGATTTGGTGCAAAAGGAACAATGACGAATACATCTATTGAAGATGCATTAGGCGCAAAAAAAAGTACAGAGGTTGAAGTGGCGGAAACACCTAAAGAGGATAACGCACAAGAGCAACCTAAAAGAGACATTCCTAAAATTGATACTAATATAGACTTGTCTACACCTAAGCAAGAGGTTAAGGAAGAGCCTAAAGAAGATATTAAGGAAGAGAATGTAAACGAAGACATTAAAGCAGATACAGCTAAGGAAGACGACAAGGTTACTACATTAGACAATGATGCTGTATTAGAGTACTTAAGAAAACAGACAGGCAAAGACATTAAAAGCTTTGACGATCTTTTAAAAGAACAAGAAGTACGTATTGAAGAGAAAGAGGTAAACCCTTATGACGGTATACTTGATGATAACGACAAAGCGTATTTAGAGTTTAAGAAACAAACAGGTCGTGGTTACAACGAGTTTTTAGAACTCAATAAAAACTGGGATGATGTAAATGATGTTGATTTAGCTAGGGATCGTGTAAGACAAGAAACAGGATTAGAGTTAAACAACGCAGAAGCAGACGATTATTTAGCTTCTGAATTAGGTCTTGTAGATTTAGAAGACTTAGAAGGAAGCGACAAGATAAAATTTAAAGCCTATGCCAATAAGCAGAGAAATGCTAAGAAGGCAGAACAAAAGGAATACGCAGTTCCAAAGGCTAAACCGAGTACAGAAGACAAGCCAAAAGAACCACAGCGCGAAGTTGTGACGTTGGATAATGGGCAGAAGATGTACAAGGAAGATTACGAAAAAGCTGTGGTTGAGCGTGAAGCTTATTTAAACGACTTAAAAGCATCTGTAGATAGTGTCACGGAAGCAAAGTTTAAATTCACTATTGACGACAACGGAGATAAGAAGGACTTAGATTTTTCTTATCAATTTAACGATGACGATAAACATAGTATGTTATCAATTGCCAAAGATGTAAATAATTACATCTCGAATCGTTTCAGAACCAAGGAGGGAAAACTTGATTATGAGAGGTTTGCTAAAGCACTTTATTTTAGTGAGGAAGCAAATTTACAAAAGGTGTTTAATGCAATGGCAAACAATGTCCATTCAGAAACCATCGAAGACTACATTAGCACGGCTAACAATTACAACTTCAATAAGAAACCGTTACAAAAGACAACGGCATCTAAAGAGGGTTACGGTGATTTGTTAGGTGGCTCAAAACGCAACGGATATGGTGTTAGAGGAAATATAAACACATAATCCAAAATTACAATGGCTTTTGATTTAAAAGACAACAACCAAGCAGGTAATCCTGCGGTAGGTTTATCGCCAAGTGGTGAGAGAGCGACACCATTCAACTTTATTTCGCCTTACGATTACGCAACACAGTACAAACCAGAATTAACCCCACAACTGTATATGAAGTACGGTAGGGGTACTATTACGGGATTTGTAAGACTTACTGGTAGTGAGATGCCTTTTGCTTCTGATGAAGTGAAACACGCAGAACAAGGTCGTCTTATGACATCTTATGATGATGTTACAGTAGTAGGTGACGTATTCACATTTACAGATACGCACACATTGCGTGTAAATGATGAAGTAATTATATCTGATGGTAGTATTGAGAAAACAGGTATTGTATCTGCGATTAACTCATCTACAGAAGTAGTTATTGAAAATAACGATGCAGGAGCATTTGGTTTAACAGGTGCTGTAACAGTAGTACCATTTTCAAACAGTTTTGGTAAAGGAACAGGAAACTTTACTGAAGGGTTGACGTGGAATCCAGAGATTATCACAAACTACCCTAAAATTATCAAAGAATATTTTGAGGTAAGTGAAAGTGATATGGCACACCTTACGTGGGTAGAAACCCCTTATGGTGATATGTGGTATAACTACGACTTAGAACGTACAATGGATAAGTATACCAATATAATTGAGATGTCTCATATTATATCAAGACGTTCACAAGACGGTTCTGCATCTGCCAACGCAGGACTACCAAGAGGTATGAAGGGTATCTTACAACAAGTTGAAGAGCGTGGTAACATTGCCAACGAGTACATTCAGAATATAGAAGAGTTAAGTGATATTGCTTACCGTATTAAACGTCAAGGTGCTTGTCGTGAGTTTACAGTATTTGCAGACCACCAACAAATGGCATACTTCCGTCAGATGTTAGCAGGGCTTAACGGTCACTATGCAAATGGTGCTAACTATGGTGTTTTCCAAAACTCTATGGATATGGCGTTAGCATTAGATTTCTCTTCTGTTAAGATTGATGGTGTGACATTCCACTTTACGCCTTGGGCATTGTTAGACGATCCTTCATTATTAGGGCGTTCAAACTTTAACTTAACAAATATTGCTTGCGTACTTGTGCCACAAGGAGAGAAAGCAGTAACAGAAGCAGGTGAGACGGTTGCAAGACCATACTTATCTATTAGATACAGACAACGTGGTGGTATTAACCGTTACAAAGATGTTGATTTCTTTGGTGGTAGTATTGGTACTGCACATAAGAAGGACACCTTTGAGATGCACGTTAAGACAGAACAAACAAATCAGTTAGTAGGTGCTAACGAATGGTTTGTAGTTCGTAGAGGAACAGGAATTTACACAGGTTCTTAATTTAAAAGAAAGGAGATGAAAAGCGGTAGTTTAATACCTACCGCTTTTTTTTAATAAAAATCAAAATTATGCAATATAACACGTACAAGTTAATTAGTGGTAAAAAGACAGGAAGTTGGAAGCTTCCATTAAATGACGTCCTTATTGAGAAGGACGGTAATCTTAAGAAAGTATGTTATGTACCTGGTGCAGACTCTTACTTTAGAGAAGACATTAAAGGTGATGAAAAGGAAGAAACCATTTGGTTTGATGAAGGTAAGAAGTTAGTACCTAAGAACAATAAGGTTTTAAATTCATTATTACAAGACCACCCTTGGTTTAACAAGCATTTTGAGATAGACGACATTGAGATTTCTGCACAACGTGAGTTGGATGAATTAGAGAAGAAGACTAAGACGGCTAACCTTATTGATGATAGTGACGAAGACAAGTTAAGAGCAATGGCTTTAGCTGTATTTGGAGGTATAGCTATGAATTGGCCAGTAAGTAAATGTAAGTCTAGCTTGTTGAAGATGGCTTACAACACGCCAGACAAGTTGGTTAAGATTTTAGACAGTACAGACTACGAGCAAAAATTTGCATCTGGTGTAGCCTTTAATAAGGGCATTGTAAAGTACAATAAATTTAAGACTGCAATTGTATGGGCAACTGGAGATGAAGGCACGATATTACCATTAGCTAAAGGCGAGAATGGTATTACGAAGTTGGCTGAATTTTTTAGTGAAGGTACAGAAGAAAGCAACCAAACGTTACAGGAGATAGGTAATAGAATTTCTAAGACGTTAGGAATAGATACAGAGGAAAAGGACAGTTCGCCAAAGAAGAAGGCAGGACGCCCTAAAAAGTAGTAAAGCAACCATTTCGTTTGCGTGTAGTGGTTAATTTGATTTTCCCGATCCTTGCGAAGCCCTTGTCATTAATTTGGCAAGGGTTTTATGGCTTTAATGCAATTTCTTTTTTCTTGACATTTTTAAAATCACACTTAAGAGATTTTACCTTTAAGGTATTATTTTCTCTTTCTAGAAATAGTGTATAAAAATAGAAATCTTTTTTGTGTTCAATAAAAAACCTTAGAGAAGAGAATACACTTTTAAACTCTATGTAATAATCTACGCCTGGATTTAAAGAATAATTAACAAGTACTGCCATAATAAATTTATTTTAAGTTATATCCTTCCAACTTTTATCCCCAAAAACACTACATTTTATTTGTATATATCTCTTATTACATTCACTACATTCTTTATACTTATAAAAGTGTAGCCAATATTTATTTAAAAAGATTTAGCATCCAAAAAGGCTATGTATTATTTTTCTCATTTTATAATATTTAATTAAAATTACTTGCTTACCTCTTCTAACACAAAACAATTTGCATCCATAAAATAATCATACCACTTATAATTATATTGGTTTTTACCTCCATTATAAATATATTTCCTTTCAAATATTACAATACCTAATCTATAATCTACTTTTTCAATTAAAACATCACCTTCTACATTAAAGTATTTTATAGTTCCACCTTCAACTATGTTCTTGTTTTTAATAACATTTTTAGATGATTTTGCTATAAATTTATCATATCTACTAAAATCCATACTAAATTCCCTTTACGATTACATTAATCCTCATCTTCAACAACATTCAATTCCACACATTTTGTAATAAATTGTATGAAGTGTAATACAACGTTTAATATCATTCCAAACACTAACAAGCACAATATTTTTGTAATGTCATCAAAGATTTCTTCCGTACTATTTAACGGTGTTTTGTTCCAACCGTAATAAGCATTGTAACAGATGTAGTATATAATAATTACACCCGATAATATGCGTATGTTTTTAATCTGCCCTAAAATATTATCTTTCATATTAATGTAGTTTTTCAAAAATTAAGAGGTATTCTGTTTCACTATCCAAGTCTTCTAACTCTTGATCGGTTAAGGTTTTGTTGTTGTACTCCGCAGAGATAACAAAGGAATCTTCGTAGTTACCATTCCACACAATTTCGGTAGATGTGTGCTTGAAGTTGTTTATGTTGTAGTTCATTTTAATATGTTTAATACACAAATATAGCATTAACAGTATAAATTAAGCCTTATTTAATATCATAAATATTTATTAAATTTGTATTATAAATAGAATAAAATTATACTATGTTAATTGATAAGGTAAGACGTGTTGTAAAAACCATCATAAACACCGATGTTAGAGGTAACTTCACGCCAGAAGAATACAATGATATTCTGTACCAAGTCATTAACGAGAAGTTTGAAGAGTACCTTTTTGAGATTAACCGATTGGTTAACAGACAGAATAGAGGGTTACTTAATGGTGGTTTAGAAAACGCCACAGACCGCTTTAGAGAAAAGATATTACACTACCTATATGATGCTACTATTAATTTAGTAGACAACACCTACACCTTACCAACAGACTACAGATACCTAGATGCCATATACCTTAAGACTGGTGCAGAAGTAGAACTATGCAAGAACTCTAGGGAATTTAAGATTGTATCGCAATTGGTTGATACTAAACCTAGCACATCATATCCTATTGGTTTACAGAGTGGCAATAGGATTAAGATAGCGCCAACAGATTATGCAAGTAGCTTGGAAGTCTCTTATTTAAGGCAACCAAAAAAACCAAAATGGACATACACGGTTATTGGTGGCGCAGAAGTCTTTAACCCAAGTGCCAACGATTTCCAGGATATAGATATGCACATAAGCGAGGAAAGCGATATTGTGATACGTGTCTTACAACGTTTTGGTGTGAATTTAAAAGAACAGGATCTACAAGGGATTATAGATAGAGAAGAACAACAACAAATGCAACAAGCAAATAACTTATAACTATGGCTAGTGCAATAGACTACTACGAAGATGAAGCTTCACACGGTAATTACCAATATATCCCTTTAAGTGAGATTATTAATAGGCTGTTATTAAACAGTCAAGACGATGACAGCTACCTAAAGAACATTAAGCGAAGTAGATTACTTAGTGAAGCTAAGAATGGCATTAGGGAACTTAATAAGAGCGTAGCCAACGACATCTTAAGTATAGAAGTAACAATTGGTGAAGACTTGAAATGGGTATTACCACAAGACTACGTAAACTATGTTAGGGTAAGTGTTGTAGGCGAAGACTTTAAACTATTTCCTTTAAACGTAAACCGAAACATAAGTATAGCTACTGGTTATTTACAAGATAACGATTACGAGATATTATTTGACGAAGATGGCGAAGTCCTAACGGCAGATAGTAGTAATGGTTACAACAAGCCTTACAAGCGTTATAAGTTTGTAGATGGTGGTTGTATGCAAAACGGCTTTACCAATAAGGCAAACAAGATAAGCCAATATGGAGAATTTACCATAGACGAAAGGCGTGGTTGTATTTTATTTAGTAGTGACTTGATGAACAAGGAAGTTGTTCTGGAATACATAAGTGACGGTGTAAATTGGGAACGTATTAATGAAGACGAAGTTACTGTACACAAACACCTCTCTGAAGCTTTAAATGATTACATATATTACTTCTGTATTGCAGGAAGGCGTAATGTACCTGCCAACGAAAAACAACGCGCTCTAAGACGTTATAAGACCACCAAGCACCAAGCTAAGATAGACCGAATGGATTTTAGTTTAATAGAGTTGGATAAGGAGATGCGTGGCAAATCAAGATGGATATAAAAAAAGGCTAATGACAGCTAATTAAAACTGACCACTAACCTATTATATTTAAATTGTTGTTAATACAAATGTATACATTTAATACAAATTACAACTATATTTAGTATAATATTTTATTATTATCTTTGTATTTACAATATAAAATATTTATACCTTGCCAAATAGCAAACGTACTTTTGTTAACTCTAAGATGAACAAGGACATAGATGAACGCCTAATACCAGATGGCGATTATCGTGATGCCTTAAATATTAGGGTAGCTAACAGCGAAGGGAGTGACGTTGGTGCTATTGAGAACAGCTTATCCAACAAACGTATTACCAATATAGACCTTGGCGACAATGCATTTACCATTGGTGGTTATGCCGATGAGTTTGAGGAAAAGATTTATTGGTTTGTAGTTTCAGACACAGGTTCTTTTTTATTGGAGTGGGATAACATAAACCAAGTTATCTCTATTGTATTAAAAGATACACGACCATTAGAAGAGAATGTATTAAACTTAAATAAAGACTACTTAATTACTGGCGTAAATATTATTGTAGATACAGATAATGGTAACAGGTATTTGTATTGGACAGACAATATTAATCCACCACGCGCTATAAATATTAATAGGGCTAAGACTTATGGGGAGAACAATTTTGGTGAAGCAGAAATATCTGTTATTAAAGCACCGCCATTATACTCACCAGAGATAGAGTTAATAGAAACCTCGACACAACAAGAAAACTTTATAAGTGAACGTTTTATTTCGTTTGCTTACCGTTACAAATATTTAGACGGAGAATACAGCGCACTATCCCCATTCACAGAATACGCCTTTGAAGCTAAAAATTTTGATTACGACTTTAATACAGCTACAAACAAGTCGATGGTTAATAATACCAACTCTGTAAACATTTCTTTTGACACAGGAAACGACTTGGTTCAAGAAGTAGACGTTGTGTTTAAAGAATCTGGAAGTAACAATGTATATATAATTGAAACTTTTAATAAGGACTACAAAGGTTGGAATGATAACGATACTGTAAGCTTCACTTTTTTCAACAACAAAATTTACAGGGTGCTTCCAGAAAAGCAATTGTTTAGGCTATATGACGCTGTTCCTTTACTTGCAAAAAGCCAAGAGGCTATTGGTAACAGAATAGTATATGGCAATTACACAGAAAATTACGACTTAAAAGATTGTGATGGTAAAAATGTGTTTATAGACTATAGCTTAACATTTACATCTTTACCTATGGAAGAAGGTGAGGCTAAGAAAACATTAAAATCTATTAGAGATTATGAGGTTGTAATGGCTTATGGTGATGATAACGGAAGGCTTACATCTGGTTTACAAAGTGGTGAAAGCACCGTACACGTTCCGATAACAAGTTCGGACAGAGAAACTTCTTTACAAGTTGAATTAAGACACAAAGCGCCTTGTTTTGCTAAGTTTTATAGATTTTATATTAAACAGTCTTCTGGTGATTTTAACACTATTATTCCTACGTTATTTTTTAAGCAAGCTAATTTCACATATTTCCTAATTGAGCAAAGTGAGATAGATAAAGTTAAAGAAGGCGATTTCTTAATTATAAAAGCAGACACACAAGGTTTAAAGAATAAAACCATAAAGATAAAAATACTTGAAGTAAAGAATCAAGACAAGGATTTTATAAATGGCGAAGATGGTGGCCAACCTAAAGGCTTATATTTTAAAGTATCTTTTGAAAGTAGTGATGTTATTTTTGATGAAAACTCCTATTCTTTTTTTAGCTTAAGTTACAAAGATACGGCAGACGGTAGCGCGCCTTCTACAGAAATACAACAAACTGTAATAAATGAGGAACTAGATCACACAACAGTTTTATTTAAAGGCGACACTTTAGACGATATAACAACTATACCTAGCTATACAACAGAAGACAAAAGGTACGAGGTTGAAATATTTACAACAGATGAATCTGGAGACACATTTCAATGGCGCACACAAGATGTAAACGGTGTGTTTTCATTTTGGAATAATAACAATGATGATGGTATACCTTTATCTACTTCACCAATTGTATTAGATTCTGATATGAGCATAAGTTTTAATGCTACTACAGGACACTCTATAGAGGATAAATGGTTAATCAAAAAGAACAAAGGTTTTGTTGCAGATGAAGCAAGAAGGTCTTATGGTGTTTTACTGTATCACCAATCTATCACAGTAGGTTCACAAATACGTTTATTTTACCGTTCAAGAAAAGAGGAGGGTAGCGTAACTTCAGAATTTGATATAACAAATATTTCGGGTAACAACTATGAGGATTTAGAAGAGTGGTTTTATGGCGAAGAGATATTTAACGAAATAAATAACCAAAACTATTTAGGTGAATATTCACAAATTAAATTCAGACGCTTTAATCTCACAAAATTTTCAGACGGTTCAGAAATAAACTATCCGAGTGAGTTTGTAGAGGGTGATTTAGGAGGTGCAAAGATAAATCCTAACGGGCAGTTTACAGGAATAATAATAGAGTCAGACAGAAGTTTTGATAGGAGCAGGAAGGTATATACACAGACAACAACAGAAGTACGAAAGTTAGAATCCTTACCAATATTTGAAACAGAGGCAGTAGAGAATGACAACGACATTTACTATGAAGTAAGTAGAACATACCCTATAGATGAAAATGGAAACCACTTAGGTTTTGATCTTATAGACAGAAACCAAAACCTAAACCTTGGAACAACAGCATCATTAAAACTACCTGTTTTTAATGCATTTAGTTGGGGTAATGGCGTAGAGTCTTCTAAGATAAAAGATTCATTTAACGGTAATAGAATAGGTTTTGATACAAGACCAATTACTGTTTTAGATGAATACAAAAGAAATGAGAGGATAGCCTCATTAACATATAGTGGTGTTTTTCAACAAAGCACAAATTATAATGCTTTAAATGAATTTAATCTAGCTACAGGAAACTTTAAGGATTTAGATGATGCTTATGGTAGTATACAAAAATTATATTCAAGAGATAACAACATTATTGTTTTTCAAGAAGATAAGATATTTCAAGTTTTATTTAACAAGTCTGTTGTTTATGGTGCAGATGGTGAGTCTACAATAACACAAACCAATGCTGTTTTAGGTCAAGAAATTCCGTTTACAGGAGAATATGGTATTAGTAAGAATCCAGAAAGCTTCTCTGAATTTGGTAATAGGGTTTGGTTTACAGATGCAAAGCGCGGACGTGTCTTAAGATTGAGTACAGATGGTATTACTCCTATTTCTGAATATGGTATGAGAGATTACTTTAGAGATAGTTTTAGAGCATACACTAACAACAAGAAAATTGGTGCATACGATCCTTATTTTGATCAATATATTTTAAATGTAAATCAAGAAGAAATATTAAATCCATTACTTACAGACTGTGGTACGATAGTATATAGGACAGATCAATCTTTACCATTTACATACACCATAAAATTAAACGATTTAGAGGGAGATATTGTTTTAAACTATACTATTACGCAAGGCCAAGCAAATGTAACGGCAACCTTTAATGGTAATGTATATAATGGAAATGAAACTATAGGTGTAGGGCAAATAAACTTTGTAAGAGATAGCTTAAGTCTTAATGAAGTAACTGTAACTATAACACCAACGCAAGACAGTACAGAATACAGCGTATCAAGTGTATGTCCTTTAGGTAATCCACAAAAAGTTATTGTGGTTATTTTAAATGATGAGTTTGATGCTAACCAAACAATGACTAATAGATATAATTGGAATAACTCCAATTTCTTTATAGAAAACCCACAATTTGATGAAAGCGGTTTAACATTGTTTAAAGTATATGACGGAATTGGTGGGCAAACCAGATTTCCTATAGATGGAGCAATTATAAAATTAGATGCCTTTAAAGATATTGTAGACACAGGAGACTTTGATTATGATGAGGAAAATAGGATAGGTTATTTAATTTCTGATACTGTTTATGATGAAACCCAAATAGACACTATTGTAGATAATGCAACATTCCCTTTACCTATACTTACTAATCCAGACGGTGATTATGAGAACCACAGAATAACCTTTCCATTTAACAAGCAGACACCACAAGACATTTTATATCTCATTTGGGATTATAGAAGTACACCACAGCAATTAGCTTGCGACGCAGGTATTACGGCAAGTGGTAATGAAGGTATTTACTATGTAGACTTAGCAATAGGTACAGACACAGGTTTAACAGGTATTAATTACAATTCTTTTAATGTTCCAGATAGGTTTATTATAGAATATAACGGTGTTACTGTTGCGGACAGTAAGTATGTAGGCAATAACATTGTTGGCAATCAAAACGGACAACCAGGACTTATTGGTAATCACAACCTACCAGTATATGAATATGACTTAAACACATCGCAATTTGTAGCAACAGGACAAGTAAACCCTGTTTCTATAAGTCAGAATGATGTGGCAGACGGTTCACCGCAAGAACCACAAGAAGGATTAGGACAACTATTGTTTAACAAAGTAACAGCAGAGCCAACAACAATGAGGATTACAGTTATAGCACCTGTAAACACCTCTTGGATGTTGAATGGTATATGCCCAGGATTATAATATGGAAACGTCTTATACAATAACATACGATGAAAAAGTAAAAGGATTTACGTCATTCCATTCGTTTAAACCCGATTGGATGCTAAGTCTTAACAATTCATTTTTTACAATTAAGAATGGGCAATTGTATAGGCATAATGAAGAGAACGCGCCAAGGAATAATTTTTATGGCGATCAATTTACAAGTAAGGTAAGTACGGTAATTAACCAAGAACCTTCAGACGATAAGATATTTAAGACTTTGGTTTTAGAAGGTAATAAATCTTGGGATGCAAAAGTAGCTACCAATTTTTCTGAAAGCACGATTACTAAAGAAGAATTTAATCAACGTGAGAGCAGATGGTTTGGTTACATACGTAAGAATACCTTGGAGACAGATACCACAGGTGCAATACAAGGTATAGGTAACATACTATCATTTAACGGTAACACGATAACATTCACATCGGTTTCAGACAATATAAACATTGGACATAGCCTATATATGATTAGCAATGATAATCCTGTGTTATTAGGTGTTATTGAAGACATAGAGGATAACACCATTACATTGAGTGTTGTAGAGAATACGATAATACCAAACAACTTTGCTTACGTACAGAAAGACAAGCGTATAGAGGGAAGTGAGGTAAGAGGTTATTATATGGCTATTGATTTAGAGAATGACGATACAGACCAAGCAGAATTGTTTGCGGTAAACAGTAATATAATTAAGAGTTATGTTTAAGGAAAGGGTATTAACAACAGCAGATTATAGCACACTATCTAAATGGTGGAAAGATTGGGGTTGGGAAGTACCGCCAAAAGACTTTTTACCAGAGAACGGCACAGGTGGCATTATGATAGAGAAGGAAGGCGAACCTATATGTGCAGGATTTATCTATTTCACCAACTCTAAAATTTGTTGGAGTGAGTTTGTTATAAGCAATATGAAAGCCTCTGGAAAAGACAGAGGATTAGGTGTGAAGAAACTATTAACCGCCATTAATGACATAGCAAGGAACAAGGGATTTAAGTATGTGTATACAATAGTCGCAGACGGAAGCCTATATAACACCTATAAAAAATTAGGCTTTATGGACGGCAGTAAGAATATGAACGAATTAGTATTAAAATTATAGTTATGGGCGTAGCAACAATAACAGCAGTAGCAGGTTTAGGATTATCTGCATACCAAACAGTAAGTTCTGCAAAACAACAAAAGGAAGCAAAGGAAGACTTGGAAGAGTACAACAGACAAAACTTGGACAATGCTTTTGAGAATATTGCCGTAAGCACAGTAGGTAGTGATATTTTAAAAGAAGAAGCGCAACGCACAAGCGCAATGGCTGTAGATGCATTACAAGGTTCAGATACAAGAGCAATGGGTGCGTTGCCAGGCGTTGTTGCAGAAAACAATAGGGCAAATAGGGAAACTAGAAAATACCTTGATGAGCAAATAATTAATAGAGATTATGCTGTAGCCAATGATAAGTCTAACATTAGGCGAATGATGGAGTATAGAGAATCGGCAGACTTGGCAGGAATAGGCAACTCTATAAATGTAGCAAGACAAGATTTTTGGAATGGGTTACAAAGCGCAACAGGACAAGTAGGAGAAATAGGGAATTATGTAGCATACCGTTGGTTTGATGGTGAAGACGATCCGACACCACCAACTGTTGTTCAAAATAACCCTATATAAAACATAAATACAATGCCAACAAAAGGAACATACAGCGCATTAAATCAACTAAGACCTTTAGAGAATAATCTACAAGGGATATTGAATGATGCAAGACGACAAGATAATATTGACCGTCAACAAGACCGTATAGATGACAATGCCAAGAAGAAAGAAAAAGAAGTAAGGCAGACATCTAAGATAAATGCGTATGACAAGCTTAAATCGCAGAAGACAGGTTACAGTTCTATAGATGAAGGTATTGCAGACTACATAGAAAATAAGCTTGTCACAAAGTTGGATGAAGCCTATGCTATTTTAGAAAAAGATCCAGACAACTTTAGGGCTAAGTTAGAGATAGACAGAATCACAAAACAACCAGAGCAATTAAAATTACTATCACAAGCCTTGGTAGATAGAAAGAAAGATTTTGAAGAAGGTGTTGCAAGCGGTAAATATAGCAAAACATTAAACAAAGGAAAGTTAGAAGCCTTTGACAAGCTATTTAATGATTACAATTTCGCTTTATATTATGCAGACGGAAAGACACAGCTATTTATTGATGTGGATGGTGATGGTATAAACGATGCAGAAGGAGAAGGCATTACATTAGGAAATATGTTTGAAGCAGATAAGCTTGGAGAGTTTATTCCTGCATTTAATTTAGATACCTATATAACTGAATCTAAGAAAAAATTATCTACAAGCGATATAGGCATACAAACAGGACTAAGAACAGAACGCAACAAAGGCGTTAATGAAACTTCTGTATCTGTATTAGAAACAGATATGAATGATAGGTTTGGCACAAGTGTAGAGACAATGACGACAGCCTTTAAATCTTTAGTACAAGACAATTTAGGATTAGAGTTACCGACTACAGATGAGGAAATGACGGCTATTAAAGATAAGATTAAAGACAAGATCATATCACAAGTAGACACAGAAAAAGAAGTGAGTTATGACCAGAAGACGGCATTAGATATTAAGAAAGAAAACAACAGAAGGAAAGAGCACTTAGAAGACAAAGAAAGCGTTACACCAGAGATAAGCATAAACCAAAACACAGGAGAGCCAGAAAAGAGAAAGGTCTATAAATATAGTGAAGATGGCGCACCGACAGAAGATGAGTTAGGAGAAGGCTACGTTGTTACGTTTGGTGGTGGACAACCTATTGAATTGCTTAAAACTCAAAATGGGAAACAAAGCATTAGCAACGTTGTTGTTTCTGAAGACGGAAAAGTATTTGCCGATGTAATTATTGAGAGTGAGCAATTTGATGAAGAGTTAAACAAGTCGGTTAAAACATCTACTAAAAAACAGAACCAAGAATTAAATACCACTCAACTAAACAACCTATCGAGAAACCCTAAGATTATTGATGATGAAGGCAATAGGTTTAAAAACGGTAAGGAGTTAAAAGATTTCCTTGACAAGAAGTATAATGCTTCAGAAGGGAAGAAAAAATCACAAGAAACAGCAGAAGAACGCAGAGCGAGATTAAGAGCCGAAGCAGGACTATAATATTTCAATACAACTATGGGTAAGCAAGCAAACACAGAACCTAAACCATTAGAGCAAAATGTTTATGACGATAAGCTTAATTCGGCTATTGATAAACTTATAGACAAAGGCACATCAGACGATGACATAAAGTTTTTTATTGAAGACTTTAAAACCTTGTATAGCGTAAAAAAAAAAGACGAATCGAACTCTACTTCAGAAGTTACAAATTCGGAGTCGAATGGGGCTACGGAAAGCACTTCTTTGGCTACACAAGAACCTAAGACCAATTTTACCGATAGATACGTTCAAGATTTAGAAACGCAAAATAAAGCTGTAAATCAATTAAACAACGTTACAGAGCGTGTAAGGGAATGGGATAATGTTTATAATGTAAATGATGATGAAAGGGCATTAGCTAAACAGCGCGCAGAAGAACGCTTATCTGAAGACGTTAGCGGATTAGAAACCGCAGGATATTATTTCTCTAGTGCAATGAGTTATGTAACCTCTGGCGGTTTGGTAGGAAAGCCTAATAAGCCTGTAAGTTATAGAGACACATTAGAGAAAGAAGCAATAAAAGCACTTAAAAAAGAAGGGCAAAACGCAACACCAGAAGCATTAGAACTTAAGATTAATGATATTGCTGTTAATAAGGAATTAAGTAGTATTAAAAAGCAGAAGGTTAAAACATACCTTGAAGAATTACCCGAAGAAGATAAAGAAGCCTTACGAATAGATAAGGTGATGAATTATAAATCTTTAGAAGAAGACGAGCAGTTAAAGGTTGCAGAGTTAGAGATGTTGCGTTCTAAAATGGACGTGTTAGAATCTAAGATAGCTTCAAATGAATCTGCAATGGATAACCTAAATGAAGGTAATGAGGCAATCCCAGAACAATTACAACAACTACGTAAGGAAAAGATAGATACATTTAATAGTCTTGTAGGAAAGTACAATACACTACGTGATGAGTTAGTAGCTAACGAGTCTAAGCAACTAGAAGAAAAAGAAGCGATAGATTTAATTAAACGTGAATACGGTTGGAAAGAAAATCTACAAGCCACTATTGAGATTGGCTTTGGAAGAGTAAAACAAAATACAGTTGGTGGGCTTTCATATTTACTGAACACAAAAAGCATTATAACTGGTAATCCTTTAGATAAAATAGGTTCAGATGAACTATTAGATAAAGCTTTAGAAATTAAAGAAACAAATACTGAAGCTTCTAAGCTATATGCAGAACCTATGTCTTATGAAGAAGTAGGCGATGTAAGTGACTTAGGGTTTTTTATTGCACAAGAAGTAAGTACACAGATACCAACATTAGTACAATTAAGTAATCCTGTAAGTGGTACTTTAGGAGTTGCTATGTTAGGATTACAAAGCGCAGGTGATAAGTATGTTACAATGAAGGAAGAGGAATCAAATTCCTTAAATCCTAAATCCTATTCTCCTGCACAAAAGATTATTGCACCTGCATTATATGGTGGTGCAGATTCATTATTAGGATCACTACCAACATTGGGTATTCTTAAACGCACCGTAAACGCACCACTAACAAAAACATTATTTAAAGAAGGCGGTAAACAATATGCCAAGCAATTTGTTAAAGACAATGCATTAGAAGTCTTAACAGAAATGGGAACAACATACGTTCAAAATGGTGTAGATATTTATGGTTTAGGAGACACCTCTAAAACCTTGATAGATAATATGAATCACACCGCCATAAGCACATTGGCGAGTAGCCCATTTATTACTGGTGGTACAAAATTGGCAACAGAAACAGTAAGTTATTTTACTCCTAAATCTGGTGTAGATGGTTTATCTAAGAACATTAAGAAGTTAAAAGAATTAGAGCAAGACTATACATCGGCTGAAAGTGCAGAAGCTAAAACGGTAATACAAGACCAAATAGAAACCGTATTAAAAGACAACAAGCGTATTTATGACGGTGCGGTATCTACAATGAAAAACGTAGATGAGAAAAGCTATAATGCTATACAATCTATAATTAGTGAGCAAGCAAGCTTACGTAATAAAGCAATCGCTATAAGAGACGATAAAGGCTTAAGTAAATCCTCTAAGGAGAATGCATTAAAACCATTAAAAAAACGCTTTAATGACCTTGAAACAGAGCGTAACGATGTCTTGGAAGGTAAAGCATTTAGCACAGATGATAATGCTAAGAATACAGATGTAAATGAAGAAGTTGTAGACGTTGATACTACGAAAGATGCCGAAGACGTTAAGGCTAAAAATGAGGAAGTTGTAACCAATGAAGATGCTACTATTGAAGACAACACAACAGAAGAACAACCTATAAACCAAGACACAGATGCCACACAAAACCTTGAAGAAGATACCAAAGAACAAGAGAAGCAAGACGTATTACCAAAGGAAGATACGCAACAAGCCCAAACAGCAGTAGATAAGGTTGAAGATACGGTTACAGAAACAAATGAAGCATCACAACCTGTAAAAATTAGGCTTGGAAAAACTAAAAGGGCGCAGGAATATACTGTTTATAAAGATGAGAATGGTATATTTAAAGTAAACAACGAAGACGGTACAGAAAACACGACAAGAGTAAATGATGTGCTTTATGAGTACTCTAAAAATACAGACTTAACACAAGGCAATAAGGTTGACTCACCAGTTAACGCAGGAAGAAATTATAATCCAGATACCGATATTGTAGAGAAAAGTGAGAACCCATCTGAAATAGCAGAAGTTGCACTAAGAACGAAAACAGATGCTTATATTAATGATTCTTTAGACTATAAAACCAAATTTATAGCAGATAATATAGGTAAGGTTAACAAAAAAAGTTACGAAAACTTTGGAGATAAAAACAAGATTGGTCGAAGTATGGCTAAAACCTATTTTGCTAAGGTTCAAGATAAAGGGATTGAATTAAGCGATAAAGGTAGGGCTATTGATGATATAGCGCAAGAAATGAGCAAGGATTCTGGCGTAGAAATAACTGTAGAAGATATAGTTTCTTTTATGGAAGAATATCCAAATGGTGCTAATGATGTTTTCAAGAGCATAAAAGATATATATAGTGAACCTGCAAAAACAAGATTCACAGAAATAACTGGATTACCTGCAACAGATAGGTTTTTAAAAGAAGCAGTAGACCAACTTGTAAACAAAGAAAAATTAATAGAAGAATACGGATCATTATCTATATTAAGTGATAAAGATTTAATAAGTTTAAATAACGAAATAGAAACGTTTAATAAGGAAAACTATGGAGAAGATAATAACACCCGCAATGAGAGCGTTAATGCAACTGAAAATAGCCAGGAAGATGAAGGAGAATCCACAAATACAGAAGATGGCAGAGAACAAGACACAACAGAAGACCAAGCCAAAGATGTAAACCTTAGTGAAGTATTAGGCTTAGACAATGCACTAGGATTTTTAGAAAACTTAGAGCAAAAATTAAATAACGAAACAAAGGATTACCTAAGTATGGGTATTCCTATTGCTGTGGCTAAAGGTGCATTACAAGCAATGAAATTAGCTACTAAAGGTGCAAAATCTTTTGCAGATGTATTAAGCGCAGGTATTAATCATATTAAAAACACAGATTGGTATAAAGGCTTAACCACCAAAGAAAAAGCTGAAGCTATTGATACGTTTACAAACTACGTAAACAAAGAGGCTAAAGAAACAAAGAATAGTCCTAAAGATAGAAATACAGAACTATCTAATACTGGAACAGTATATAAGAAAAGATCATTTAAAGAGCGCGCAAGACGATTTTGGAATAGAAATCTAGATAGTGATGCAGGTGCAGATAAATCTATTGCTGAAACTGTTAGGGGTAGAATAAGAGCAGTATCTCAAATTACAGATGCTATAGAATACGAAGCTAATAGATTAAAAGGCGTTATGAAAAACGCTAAAAAAAGCAAGAGTAAAAAAGTAAGTAAGGCAGAATATAATAATAGACTCTCTACAATAAATGATTATATGTCTGGCGATAAAGATGCCGATGTTTCATTTTTAACTGATGAAGATGTAGACACTTTAAATTATTTAAGAGATAGGATTGATGCACTTTCTGAACAATTAATTACCTTGTTGGAACAAATAGATCCCGATAGTGATCTAATTAAAACCATAAAGAATAATAAAGGAACTTACATTAATAGGTCGTATCGTGCATTTTCTGATTCAAGGTATATTAATGACCTTACCTCTTCCAATCCTAGCAATGAAGCAAAGCGAAGAATAGATGCTGTTGTTGAGTATATTATGGATAACAAAAAAGATTTGTTTGGAGATAATATAACAGAAGAGGAAGCAAGAGCAATGGTCTATGAATACTTAGAAGGCTTAAAAGGTTCTGATAATTTAATTACTGCAAAAGCAAGTGGTAAGGCAGATGCACCATTCTTTAAGAAACGACAAGACATACCTAAAGTTTTTAGAGAACTATTAGGAGAAAACAAAGAACCTTTAATTAATTATGTTAATACAGTTTACAAGACAAGTAACTTTATAGCAAACATTAAATACCAAAACAAGCTTAAAGATGCAATTAGTGATTTAGGATTGTTGTCTGAAACTGCAAAGGAAGGCTATACCAAACTTGCACCTAGTGGAGACGGTTGGAGTACATTAAATAATTATTATGTTCCAAATGAATTAAAACAATCTATTGATGATTTACAACCATTATCTACAATAAGCGAAGATTGGGTTAAAATATTAGTTGGTTTTTCTGGTTTCACTAAAGTAGGTAAAACAGTATTCTCACCAACAACAGCATTTAGGAATATAGCTTCTGGTATATTATTATCTTGGAACGCAGGTTTTGATCCTATATTTAAAAACCCTACTAAAACTTTAAAAGCATTACAACAATCTTGGGGAACTAATAAGACACATACCGAGATGAAAGCTGAACGCAAAAAACTTATAGAGTATGGCGTTTTAAATGATGGTGCTTTATCAAGTGATATTTTAGAAACATTAAATGATTTATCCAAGCCAATAAATCGTATTGTAAACAAAAACCTTGCAGAGAAAACTGTAGAGGCGTTTCAGAAGTTTTATTCTTTAGGAGACGATGTTTATAAAGTTATAGGGTTTTATGCCTATAAAGAACAGTTTATGAAATACGGAATGAGTGAAGCAGATGCAGAAGCGCAAGCATCTGAAAGGATAACCAATGTATTTCCTACCTACACTAAATTACCTAAGACAATACAGAAGCTAAGGAGATTTCCGTTTGTAGGTACATTTGTATCTTTCCCTTATGAAGTTATTAGAACAACTAAGAACAATGTAGCCTATACAGTAAAAGACTTTAAGGAAGGCAGAACGAAAATGGGCTTTCAAAATTTAGCAGGAATAATTGTTGCATCATCTGCATCTACAGCCTTAAGTGCTTTGTCTATGTCGTTAATAGGTTTTGATGATGAGGATGACGATGCAGTAAGAGATATGTTACCAGAATACCAAACCAACTCATCTTTAATTTATTCTGGAAAAGACCAATATGGACAACCAGAATTTATTGATTCAACAGCATTTTTCCCTGCCGAAACTATTATAAAGCCTTTAAGAACGTTATTTGAAGAACGCTCATCGAGAAATAACTCTGAAAAAATACTTGAAGGATTAGAAGAAATATACAAACCATTTGTAGGTATTGATGTAAGTACAGAAGCTATTTTATCTTTAGCTAAAAACAAGAATGACTTTGGAACAGAAATATATAAATCTGATAATTTCTTTAAGGCATTATATTCTGAACCAGAAAAAATAGCACATTACTATTTAAGACAAGCAGGGCCAGGTATATATAACAACATAACAGAATTTGCAAGGGCAAATGACTTAGCAACTTCTTATTTTGGAGATAAGGTTACAAGTTACGGTAAGGAATATAACAATGAAGATGCAGGTTTTGCTTTTTTTGGTATACGTAAATCTACATTAAATTTTGGCGTAGCTACAAGTCAAAAAGCTAGACAATATAAAGAAGAATACAATGGTGTTAGAGGCGATATTAATTCAAAACTAAAATCTACAAAGGTGTTAGATGATGCGACTATTGAAGATTATTATACTAATTATAAAGAGAAGCATAATGAGATATACGATAGGGTACTAACCAACATTAAAACGTCTAGAAAATTAGGAATGGATGAAGGCAAGATAAAGAGTGCGTTAAAGTTAGGTGGTTTCTCTAATGCAGATGCTTCTACTTTATTAAGAGGTAATATGCCTAAACTAAAGACAATTAGCGAAACTACTCAAACCAATCAAGACAAAAAGATTGAATTAAACTTTAACGATAAGGATAAGAAAAAAGAGGTAATGAAAAACTACAAGAAAAATATTAGGAACTTTGATAGAATGATAAGAAGAACAACAAGGTTTGGAAACTCTTCAAGTTCATCACAAGACCTTATGTTTTAATTGCAACTAAATCGGCTTACTCCTCTTAGGAATCCAGAGAAATTTTGACCACTTGTAGAAGTTCCACTAGCAAAGTTGCAAGGATTACCTACACCATTATCAATTATTTCTTGAAACTGGTTATAAGTTGATTCAGATATATCAAATCTTGTTTTTTCTGCACCACATTCATCTAATTCCATAGTTGCGGTGTAACATTGTTGAGTTTCACTAGAGTCATCACTAGAACAAGAAAAAATAGCTGTGATGGATAGTAGGAGTAAAAGCTTTTTCATTTTAAGTTGTCATTTAAGAGGATTGTAAACCTATTGATTTACATTTTAAATAACAAGATGTTTATGAAATTTATAACTTGTAGAACATTATAAATACCAATCTGCAATCTTTAGGTGATGTTCCCCAAGCTTGTCTAGGGTATTTACTATGAAAGTATTCACAAGGGTATGTAACCATTGTATTCTCTACACCTTGAACAACATCTTGCAACTCCCATTGGTTAATGTTGTTGCTATCAAAACGTAAGACATCATCTTTTTGTTTGTCTGTAAACTGTTCTGGCATAAAATGTCCTATTTCTTTATGTTTCCAGAAGGCTGTACCGTTTTTAAACGTGTTGTTTTCTGTAATGTAATATACCAAGGCATTTGTAGGAAGTATCTCTGTACCTACGTGGCGATCACAATGTATACGCCAATCTGCATCTAAGCGCTCTGTAGCCATTCTTAAAAACGGTTGAACAACTTGTATTTCTGTATCGTGAAACGCGTTTAAATGTGTTGTAATTAAGTTTACAAAGTCTTCTGGTGCTTGTGCGAGGTAAAAATGTTTATCACTTACATAATAATCTTTAAACTCTGCGATATGTTGTGCAAAGTTTTTAATGTTTTTAAACTCATCTTCAAGCAAGACGTTGTTATGTGTTTTAATATTACCATTCATATTAGTACTTCTTTATGCTTTCTACTTGTGTTTTATATCCATTTAAGCTAATGGTAAAAGGTTCTATTTCTTCTATGACTTTATCCACTTTAATGTGATAGATGTAGTTATTTTTGAGAATTGTTTTTGCTATGGTATAGGGAACATCTCTAAATTCTATCTCTACATCTTCTAATATTGTTTCATCATTTTTAAGGACTAGACAAAATTCTGTTTTTAAATATTTCATTGGTTTGTTTTTTTGTTGTCGATACTATTTTTTAGAAAATAAAGACTACTACTTTCTAAAATTAGATTTTAAACCCCTATGCTTATTGGGCTTACAAGGTGTTTTGATATATAGTAGTTGGTGGGGAATGACCACAAGGGTCGTGTTGCTCCCGCTATAAAAAATTTTGTCTTTTAGCTAATAGCATAATAAGGTTGTCTTTATAACCAGATGCTATTTCAGTCCATCCGTGTTTCTCGTATAAATCTATTTGAGATTTAAGGATATTAATATCATTGTCAATTTGTTCTAAAGTCATAATAATTTTTTAAGACTCCCACAACACTCATTCCCCACCAACGGCTCGGGAAGAACTACGCATTACATAAGTCAGTTACTATTTAATTAATTCATTTCTTGCCTTGTAATCACTCACCACAACAAAGGATAAGTCCAATAGATGCGTAGCCCCAGTCCTTTACGTGTATGCTACGCATCCACAGGACTTAATCCCGAGCCGTTAGCGATAATGACCCACAAGGGGTCGCATTGCTACGAGCAACTATCACAAAACAGTACACCAAGGATTTTTGAGCTTTCAAAATGGTCACCGCATCTATTGCACTTCATTGTATAAGTTGCTCTCTCGCCCTGCTCATTATCGCTAACGGGCTGGCGTTCACAATCGCTCAAAATATTAGAAACCACCTTAACAAAAGTTTCCTTAGTCATTGCGAGTACAACGCTATCATCTAGCATATCTGCATAGCAATCAAATTTGTTTTCAAATATTTGGGATAATTCGTCTTTTTGCATAATTATTTCTTTTTGTGTGCCACTATCGCTAACAGTCGTGTATAGGTAATGAGCGAGTGTGATAGGCACTTCGATTCTCGGTATTTTTATTTTAAGTCAATAATGACATTTAATTTAAGCGTAATATTCATAAGGTCTGCGTGTATTACAAGAATAAGGACATTAAAAATCCCTACATCTCACTACCTATACACGCCAGCCCGTTGTAGAGAATGCTACACAAAGATTAAATCCGAATCTATATTTTTCTTTGTCTTATCGTATTCTTTTAGCAAGTCAGCGTATAACTCGTTCAATTCTTTAAAAAAGCAGTCGCCTTCATATACATATTTGTAATATACAATTCCCTTTTCCTCACCACCAACAACAACTTTTATCACTAAGCAGGAATTATCAATATCAATGTAAAGTTCTTTCTTAAAAGTGTGTCTATTTCTAAGAGCTTGTTGTTGAAGTTTATTTCTGTTATTTAAACTTCTAAATGTATTTATTTTCGATATATTCATAATTCTGTTTTTAAATCCGTACTAATGCTAACATCGTGTATAGGTAATTGCTTTTGTCCGCTTTTTAATAAATGTAGTTCTTCTGATTGTTGTTCTATTATTAACTCTAGTTATTTAACTGAGTGTTCACCTTTTCCTTTGTAATTTATTGTTTTCATTTTGTTCTTATTTATTAAGTTCTGTTATAATTTCACTCAACTACCCATACACGAGTAACGTTGTGGTGCAATAGGGCATCGAGCCCCGCAATCAAACCAGTAAAATTTACCACCAAAACACACCGCCCCAAACAAGTATGAACACAAGTAAGATACCTGCATAAAAAATATTAGTTAAAAACGAAGTGTCAGGAGTAAAGTTACCACCAGAGCTATCATACTTCTTCGTGGCTTTAAACAGTAATAATATTGCTATCACAAGGAATATTATCCAATGGTATTTGATTTCTAACATAATGTAAATTTTAATAGTTTAAAAGATTGCTTTTATTGCACCACAACGGTCAAGGTATGAATACACCTTGACCGTTGTAAAACATTAAATACCTAATTCAATAAGTTCTTCGTGTTTTTCTTTCATTTCTTTATAAGTCATTACATAACCCATTCCCCAAGAATAAGTGTTATCCTTAAATTTTGTATGTGTTTGCAACCATTCTTCAAAGTTTGGGTTTGTTTTATCCGTATTTAACGGTTGTACAACACCAGATATAAAGAAATTTTCAAACTCGTTCACTACCGTATCAATGGCAAGTCCTAATTCTTTAGGGTCTGTTATTTTTAGTTCTTCGTCTTCACCTCTTCGCCATATATTATGGTCTTTTAATACTTGTATTGCTTCTTTTATTTCCATCTTACTTAATCGTTTAAAAATCTATTCATATCTATTTCCGCTAAACATCTAACTCATCATCGGTAATATCTTCTCTTTCGTGAAGTATATCTAGGAGTCTTGATGGCGTTAGTTTAAATCCTGCAAGCATTTCATCTGTACCAAATTTTCCGCAGTCTGAAGAGAACTCTATAATGATATTTTCTTGGTCGGTTTTCCTTGTTGTTATATGTGCAGAGACAACAACATCTTTTGGATCTTTATATAAAAAACTCATACTAATCGTCTAACCCTACAGATAGGGATTTTCCCAAGACATCATCCATTTTAGATATGGCTTTCATAATCTTTTTAGAGGCTTTCTTGGCATCTTCTTTTTCTTTCTTAGTGCTATCTGTGCCTAAGCCTGTGTATATTGTGCAGTCTATCTTAAGCAAGGCGTTTATCTTGTCGTAATCATCACTTTTGCTTTCTGTGATGTTGGCAATCATATCATCTAATTTCTCCAGGTTGATATTGAAATCGACATTCATAATCTCTTTGGTGTTAATGTATTTGCCGTGTTGGTTACTTCCTACTAGATTTCCCATTTTCTCTTGATTTAAAATGTTTGTAAAGTTTAATATAAGTGCTATCTATAGCGTGTTGACAATCTTTGTATTCTTCATTACCTTCTTTAATGAACGTGTCGTTATGCCATAGCATAATCTTAAACTTGCCATTCTTTTTTATAGGGAATAAATCATAGCCCTTTTGGTGTATGTATTCGTATATTTTTATTAAAGGTGGTAACATATTATATTCAAATGTAAATAATTTATATTAAATATGATATTATAATGGTTAAATTTTATGTTAAAATGGAACATCATTTATATCATCTTCTTCAAAAGCATCTTTTGGATCTATAAATGGGAGTACTTGCGATTCCATATCTGGCTTTGGTAACAACCAATTATCATTATCCCATTTTACTTCTGGTGTGTGTGTGCTATCGGCATCGTAATCTTCAACATTATTAAATCTTCCGTTGTTAATATTCCACGCTTCAAACCAATCTACACCTGCTGTTCCTAAGTGTTGGAATTTTACTTTTAGTGTTCTGAAATGAATGAGTTGTCTTTCATAATCCCTTACCATACCTATGATGTTGTAACTCATATCAAAATGTTCTCCACCACCTTTTGCGTGGTATGCGGTTGGCATTATGTAGGTTTTTGTACTGCCTTCTTTTGTCTGCAATTTTGTTGGGTGTAGCACAAGGAATAAATGG